ACCATTACGGGCAATGCCATCAATTATGTTGTCTAAGTTATCTCCTACATTTACAGAGACAGAGTTGTTAGACATCCATGCCCAGCCTGGGTTTGATGGATCATACGAATTTCTATCAGGGAATGCTTCTGAGTTCTTTAAGTTTAAGAAGTCTGCATCATCAATGCGACCAATCAGTAACTCAGCAGACCGCCGAACATTACCAGATACAACACACACCCCAATAAGGTTCCCAATATCAGCGATATCAATGCGAGTAAGTTTTCCCCCAGCACGACCTTTAAAGATGCGCCTAATGTGTTCATGTAGTTTGATGAGTGGCTCTGGGCCTGCTGCGGTTCCACCAAAGATCTTGATTGGCTCACCCGCTTTACGAATTTGTGAGTAGTCGAATTTAGGAGCCTTCGTGTCTGAGCGTAAGTAAGAGTTAATAAGGCTCGATGTTGATTCGACCCAGCCTTCTCTGGTATCTGGAATGACATATGTTTCCCCCTCTTGAGATTCATAAATAGTGAAGTCTTTATCGGCGCCCTTATCGTCGAAGCCAACTCCAACACCAAGCATACTCGCTTCCATTAGGAAGGCAAAAGGCTTGGCTGGATCAGTCTTAGTCATTGAGCCAGTAGATACGAAAGCACAGTTTTGAAGTGCTGCAGAGTTACGCTGAACGTTTACAAGTGGCGTACCCATTACCCATAGGCCACGGCCAGGAGGTGTCCACTTTAGGTTCCACAAACGATCAAAGGCTTCCTTGGCTGAGGCTGCTGCCTTGGCATCTGACCAAGGTAGGCGATTAGTTTTAGCATGGTCTTTTTGTAACGAGTACATTCCGTTAATGACTCTCTCGCAGACATCTACCCATGTTTCTTTAGTACCATCTGCCTTAAGTCGTGAATAGGTGCGAAGGAACGTTATCTCTCCTACAGAATTACCTGCGGCATCCTGATAACCAAATGGCGCCTTCTTGTTCCTATATGGCGCAATAAAATCTTCGGTTAATTTAAAAGAGAATATGTTCATAACCCCTACCATTTCTAATTGAATGCAAATACCCCTCGATGGGAACGCATATTATGATGGGCCGAAACCTATCACACACTTATTAACTTGGTTGACTGGTAACTGGGAAGACAAAAGCCTAAACTGGCCTCCACCTTGCTCCACTACCCTCCACTTGCTATTATCAGATAAAACTATTCTTCAATTGATTGTTGAATAATCTTAGTTATTGATTCTTCTTTAAGAGATTCTGGTAACTCTTTTAATGCCTGTGCACGATCTCCAAAGATGGCTGACAGCACTCCGCCAGAACTTTGACGCTCTGCAGTGATGCGAACAAACTCTCTGTTCTCTTCTAACTCTTTTAGATTTCCTACAAGTTTAAATAAACGATCAATCTCTTGAGATACATTTGGATCAGCATACCCGCCATTCATTTCTTCAGCAAAACGCATAAAAGCCACTCTCTGGCCTTGCATTTCAATAATTGCAGTTAATAAAGCCTTTAGTTGATCTTTAGTTTTTACCTCTACAGGAAGGTTGAAAGCACAACTATTGTCAGGCTTGAAAGCAGGACAATTCGAGGCAACAAAGCATGTGTTACATTGGCGAAGTGACGAGTACTGATTATTAAGAACTGGAACATCTTTTAAAACCTCTTTACCTTCATCATCTGTATCTACAATTGTTTTCATCTTAACACCAAAAACTGGGAGGTTTTGAATCTCAGATGGATCTCTTTCTATCACTTCATTGGCAGATTTTTTCCGCACTTCAAGGTCACTGTTATCAGATGCACCACCCATCAATTCCATCAAACCAGTTAGTAGTGGTGTATCGCTGTTATCAGATACTTGGGCATTTTTACCGCCTTCAATGATGTGAAGATCAGGTGTTTTCTTATCCATTGATTCCTCTAGTTTCTTGTATGACCAGACCGCAACCTTAGTCGCTTCCAGGGTACTATCTTGTATAAACTCTAAATAGTCCAACCCAGCCTTCTCTACAATTGCCTTGTATCGTGGGCGTGCTTGGTCTTTCATCTTCTTTGGATAACGAACTAACTTAGTGCCATTCCATATTATAGTCTCGCCCCTTCGCATTGGCGAAAGCCAGGACAATGTGCTGGCGGTGTTAAATACTACCTGTCTCAGGTTGTCAGGTTTAGCGCACCCAAGTGCGTGATAGGTAGTCCCAAACTGACTGGAGTAACTCCTAGTTACCGCCGCCAAGTTAGTGATGGACTCTAACTCATCGTACGGAATCATCACGTTCTTATGTTTCTCAGACATCTCTTTTAATTTTTGTAACCCGTATTCCTGATGCCATACAACCCATAACTTAGGGTCGTTACTAAAGAATGAGCGTTGAGTTTCTACCCACTCAAGACCTAAGATTAAAGAGTCAAACTCTTGAAAGGCTTCGGCTCTATCAGCATTGTTTACAAGGAACTCTTGATAATCCGCAGCAATGTTAACTAACTCCTCTTTAGATAACCCAGCCTTATCAGCCTGTGCTGCACCTGATTCTATGTAGACCTTTGTCTCTGGAGTAAAGTGTTCGCTTATAAGCCACAACTTAGTTTTAGGTAGACCTCGTTTACGAAGTCCCCAATAGTTGAGTCCCATCGACTCAACCTTCATAGCCTCCAACAGAGTTCGATTAGAGCCTACTTCTGTCCCACTAAATATTAACTTCACTAATCTTGCCAGAACTCTAAATCTTTAGGCGCTGATGCATCTTTAGACTTGGCTACATTTACTCTGTTTATTGATTCTTCAATTTGATCCCAAGTACGTCGTTTTTTAGGGGCATCAGGTCTATGGTCTATAGCAAGGTATCCTGGATTCATAAACATAACGGCTGGAATACCTTGTTCTTCAAATACCCATGCACACATGGCGGGATCAGCATCTACATACATCTCAATTGGAGCACGACTACGGCTCATAACAAACTGACGTTTCTTTAGGTCTTCACCTTCGAGGTAGTACGCACGATCAATCAAGTCATCGTAATTAATAATTCCATGGGAGTTTAACCAGTGTTCGGCATCTTCAGTCTTACGACTTGTCATTAAAGCAACTCTGTTGTTTATATTTAACGCATAGTAAAGCATTACTCCTGCACGGATTGGTTCTCCTGTATCCGAACTAAGTACGCCGTCTAAATTCAACAATATGTTCAAGTATTATCCTTTTGCTCGGTATGTTGCCGCTCTACGAATTAGGGTCTGAGTATCTGGCAGTTCAATGCCATATGTCTCTTCAGCCTCTTGTGCTTTGTACGCTGACCAGTACTCAGACAGTTGTTTTAGGGCAGGAACTGTTCCATACTTTTTACCAGCCTGCCATCTATAGTTGTTAAAATCAAAGTAACCTTTTCCATCTGGTCTAAACGCATAGCGTCGAGACTGATGAATATCTTGGAATAACATAGTTCCCTGCATAAGAGCCTGTTGTAATTTAAACTCTGCATTTCTACGAGACGCATCATTTTGTGAACCCTGTAGATCGGTCAAGGCTTGAGAGTATCTGCTAACTATTTCAGATGCTTTTGTTTTATCTTTTAATGCTAGTGATTCCCACTCCTTGTTCTCTGGAGCAGCCTCTTTTAACGGGAATACAGTCCACTCATTATGTGTTAAATCATAGGCTGCATAAGGATTTATAGTTTGAATGTCCGTTGCTCCAGGATTTACATAAAAGGTAACTTCAAAACCATTCCAGTTCTCTGTCTCTGGCTGTAAATTGTTTCTAAAATCCTCATTTAACATCTTGCTAATCTCTAGATCGCTAAGACCCATGTACTCTGGGTGTGCTTTACGAAACTTAATATAATTTACGCCAATTAACACATCTAGATCTGCTGGCTCACGATTAGCAGACCACTGATATGAGACTGCTGATCCAGCAATCCATACTCTAGTCCATGTATCTGGATGACGGTAACCAGCGTTAAGGAATGACATTAATTTTTCTAGTATGCCATTTCGTACCCAACTCTTCATAGTTGTATTAATAAAGAGATCTGGGTCTAACTCTTGCTCAGGGGCAGAAAAATAGGATGTAGGAGAACCCTGTAGTTGTACGGGACCTACAAATCTATCTAAGCCATCTGGACGGTTCATAGTCCTAGTCTATTAGACTGAAGGAGTTTCTATGCCCCTATCACTTAAAGCATCTAGTATTTTTGCTTTAAGTTCTGCTGAATTGTCCTTTGGTTGAATACTTGCAAGTACTGTTCTAGCCACTCTATCAGCGAGTAGTTGGCTCTCGATATCAGAGACTAACTCCTTGCTAGTTTGATAGATGTCAAAAGTACCTGCTTTGCGACGAACTGTTTCATCTGGTTCAGCAATCTGAGTTTTAATCAACCCATTTGTGTCAACCATTACTGTGTAGGCATAATCAATTTCAGACATTATTCCATTCCTATCAATTTACGTTTACGTTGAGATACCCCAACTGCAACTGGACAAAAATCACACAGGTAGGTCTTTGGACCTGCCTCATCTTGGTAACGAGCCATACCTTCGGCTTTACGTTCCTTAACTGTTTTTGGTATAAGGAGTTTAGACTTATCATGCCAATCAGAACATCCATCTACTGGTTTGTTGTGGCGTTGATAGCACTCCATTGCACCTTCCATAAAGGTGGAACGTGAATCATAGAAACTCTCATCAATTTCTGCAAGGCCAGCGGAGCCTCCGCTTTTAATTTGACGAATAATTTCTTTTTTTGATTCTGTCTTTGCCCACGCTCTTAATGGCAAAACAAATAACTTACCTTTGTGCGGTTCTCCAGAAGGAAATACGTGGCTCTCACACGCAACGGCTAGTAGCATATCTAATTCGGGATCTCCATCATATGGAGGTAACTCTTCTAATGTTCCGCAGACAAGGCAGTGCAATAAACGAAACATTGGTTCATTGTCTTGTTTCTTTTCACCAAGAATAGGGATATTACTCATTGTGCTCCTTATATTAGTCCATGTAGCCTAGCGCATTTAAGCGGCTATGGCTATTTTACGGTGTTGTTGATCGTGTCCTAGGCGGACTGTACTCTTTAGAGAGTAACCACAGCAAGATTTACCCTTTTTTACATTTGATCTTGGATTTTTTTTATTTGACTTACCACATTTACGAGCATCATTTCGCCCACCACTGCTTTTTTTAGCCAAGAGGAATACCGTAATCGGGATTCTTTGCGTTGTCATGACCACTTTGGAAGTGGTTATTTAAAGCACGCTTTACAACGCCTTGATGACGAGAGGTTGTTTGAGAATATTTAGATGTTGATTGTTGCCATCCAGCATCACCATGCCATGCAATTGGAGTGCCATAAGAACGGACTGTGTACGTAGGATTTGATTTACGATACTCACGAGTCTCATCATCTGACATATAGCCAGGGCCAGTAACACCTTCTACACCAGATAAGGCTGATGCTTGAAACGGTATCTTGCTTGAAATAAAATCTGGTGCTTTTGCTAGATTAGTTTTTGCTACCTTAGCCATTAGTAATCAGACTCCTTAATCCAAGAATGCAAGTGATGTGCTTCTACAATTGCTGATGCTGGTGCGGACTTTTGTCCACGATACAAAACACCAGTTGGTAATTTAATTTTAGAATCGTGCTTACCACGATTTACAGCGTTAATGGCACGCTTTGATGGGCCAAGCATAGATGCAGGAACTGGTGGATAATGATTACTTTGTAGGTGTGCAAGTAATCCCATGTCCTTGTTCTTACCCTTCATTGAAGAGTATTCTTCAGCATGCATGTTGCCCATAATTAATCCTTAATCTCTAAAAGATTGACGTTGAGTTTTTTGCATTCCTTGCAACATTCTACCTGCTCTACCTTTACCCTCTACACTGGCTCTTGCACTTCTTGTTGCTTGTGGATCAGTTTCTCTATATTGACCACTTGCAAGTGCTCCTGCAGATAAACCTGTAGTAACTCTATGAGTTCCACTTTGTTCAATCATTGCTTTTGATTCTGCAGCAGATTTTGCTCCCATAGGAGTTACAGAACCAGACCAACCACCGTCTTTAGCCTCTACAGTGTGTGTAAATTGTTGTGGTTGTAAATTAGGCATCTTTACTTACCTGGGTTTACCTTTGCTGGGTATTCAGATGTCATAAAGCCATAACCATAAAATGGATGTAATGATTGACGGTTTGCTTCAGTCCCTGTTGACTCAGTACCTACTTCAGTATCAGGACGAGCCTTGCGATACTTACCATCTGTTGATCCCTCTTCAAGGGACTTGTTCATTGAACGTGATGAATTAACGGCCATTACTTTTTCTTCTTTCTGTTTGCCTCAATTACGGTGTCTACCGCTTGAGCAGATTGAGCGTACTGCTCTTTGCGTGATGCTGGAAACTCTCCTGTTCGAGAAGAGATAAAAGCACCCGTATCCCGAACTAAATTATGAACCCTCTGACGTTCTTTAGCACTCTGAATGCGAGTTTTTCTACGGTCATTAAACATCATGCCATTTTGTCCTTTATTCGTTTTTGGTTCTTTTGAGTCAAACAAGAGAGACATTGTCCTCTGTTAGCCATAAATTCAATAGGATTCATAACCATTCCACAGGTAGGACATGGCGCTGACCCATTGTAGCGAGTTGCATTTTCTACAATTTGTTTTGCCTGTAATTCCATAGTGTACATGCCGTCGCCATCATCCATTAGTAAGCCCCTTTATCTGCACAGCCCTTGCATATTCTTCCAACACCTGCATAATCTTGTGCGCCTTTAGATCCGCATCCTTCACACTTCCATTTTGGATTGTCGCCCTTAGCAACTTGTGCTTTACTCACTAAACTCATATATGAACTTGGGACACGTTTTGGATCGTTACCACGATCAGGAACCATAGTTGGCATTAGTTGCTCCCTAGTGCGTTTCGTTCGGCTGCTTGATAACCAGCAACACCGCCAGAGAACCAGGATACTCTTGGTTCGGCATACTTTCTATCAATACTAACAATGTCATCAATTCCAGGTTGAGAGCGATCTCCATACCCATATCGTTCTGGAAATAGTTGAATCTGTGGCAATGGTGGTCGAACCATCTCTTGGATATCTTTTCCAGGAATATTCATAATCATTAACGCCTGTTGTGTTAGTCGTTCCATGTTAGACGCAAAAGGACCGTGATAGGAATATCTCTTTGCTACTTGATCTGGCTTTACTGGAGCACGCCAAGGTTTGGTGTGATCATATACACCATCAAATTTTTGACTCATCCTATTGCCCCTCTATGTGCGACCCATGATGTTGCTTGTACTTTATTAGGTACATCAACACCCAATTCTCCAGCAGCATGCTGATATGCGTGAACAAAATGCTTATAACGACCCATTGAACTTAGTCCTAGATCTTGAGACATAACTCCTGTCTGACGTGGTTCTTCGGCTTTCTTTCCCTTGCCTTGACCAATAAATGGTCTACCCATTGCAATGTCGTATGCGTGACGATCAATAGTTACTGGAGATGGGTTGCTTGGATCATGGATATTTTTAAAGAAGTTAGTTACTTTATGACCACCCAGTACTTTTTCTGGTTCTTCACCTTCGTGAATGCGACGAGCCTTCTCAACATTTGCTGGAAGCAGAGCGCTTTTTACTGTGCCAGTTTTTGTTAATTCTTTTGCTTCTCTTACGTTACGGTCCCAGTCACTTAAAGGAGAGAGTGCCGCAATAATTCCTGCACCACGGACTACATTTCCTCCACCAAGTTTAGTTGCTTCTTCATGGGCTTTTTCATACCACTCATGTCCGCCTTTTATAAAATCTGGAGAGGCTTCACGGTACTTACCAATAATGTTCTCTACATGTCCTTTAAATTGTGCTTGGGCAATATTTGCGTCCCAGCGACCATGTGGATCTACACCAAATTTTGCCATGTTATGCCCACGCTGGTCTCAAGTAAGCAAGCATTGCTTGTCTACGGGCATTAACTTCTCCTGGTTGATTAGCCATTGTATTGGCTTTACCATCATTCACTAGATGTGGAGCAGGTGTAAGTTGAGTCTGAGGAGCATTTCTAGGGAACATGTAAGTTACTGCACCATTGTTGTTAACGAGCACTGATTTCATCTGACGTTCAATACCCATCATTGGATGCACTTGTTCTGGCCAGTAGTACATTGATGGCTCAATGCGCTCACCTTTGTGAACACCACGTTGATAAGCCTTTTGATTTACACGGTTCTTAATTGAGTCTAATAAACGATCATCTCGACGTGATCGTATTGTTCCTAAGTAACCGTCTGGGTATTCTGCTGAAGGAATTCGTCCAACACCAATACGTAAAGAATCAAGTGTGTCACGGGCAATTGGAGTTCCTGCACCGCTTTGATTGTTGTAACCGTTTAAACCTCCGCCACCAAGTGACTGCCAGTTTTGAGAGGCTGAAAAGTTGTTATAGCCACCAGCCATTACACACCTCTATTTCTACGGTTCTTAGCAATTGTAGAATAAACTTCATTTATTGAAATATCTTTACCTTTAGATTTTGCGCCACGACTAATGTGTGATTGCTCTGCAAACTCCATAGCCTTTGGCTTTGGTTCCATACGCTCATACTCAGCGGTTCTATGTGCACTCTCTTGAAACTCTGGGTTAGATTCAACTCCAGGAAGTTTACGATTAAAGTAAACATTTCCACCACTCATGCGACGGGCATCAGTTCCACCTAAGTCATAACCAGCAATTTGTTCTTGTGCTACTCCAGCCTTACGTGCTGCTGGAAGGGTTGCATGTTTTTCACTTATGTCTGAAAATATTTTATCTCCAGATTTCCATGCACCTTGATAAACATCGCCCGTTGCTTTACCAGCATATTGTTGTTTAAAACTCTTTGCTTCTTCAGCAGAGTACGGGGCTTTTGTAATTCTTTCAGCACCAGGAATTGAAACCATAACTCCAGGACCTTTTGGTGCCTCACCAGTTTTAAAACTACGACTGGCTCCACCTTGATTTGTTAAATCTGCGAACTGCTCATTACTCAGCATTTCTTCCTGCACCTTTATCAGATTTTGGAAGTTGAGAACCTTGAGAGTCGTCATCCCACTTAAATGTAGTTCCAGCAGTTTTTTTAGAATACGCTAAAGGAGTAGAACCTTTTCTAGGTGTACGCCAAGCAGTCTGCTGTGCAAACGAACCTGTGGTGGACGAACCCAACGACATCGGTGTTGGTGTATCGTCTCCACTAAATTGGGATGACGATAAGGGCATCTTAGTAGTTGCCTTCCATTCCGTATGTAAAGTTAGGCGCTTGACGACCAACAACAGATGGAATAACTCTTGCATTCATCATTGTTGCTGATGCTTCGCTATTAATTGGAGCAGGCATCTTTGCAGTGATGCGATGCTGTGCACCTTTGCGCTCAACAAATTTACGGTTTGCTTTGTTATTAATAGTTCCATCTGCTGATTGTGTGTTCTTCTTTGGCATTAATTTGCCGACTAAAGAAGTTCCACTTGCGTTATTAAACTTGTACGCATCATTGCCCATATATGCACGGGACCCAGACGCAACAATTTGTTCTGGTGATAATTCTTTGTTCATGTTTTTACCTGCTGACTCTAGATGGGAAGAAGGCGCACCCATGCGACGACGCATTGCGTGACCTACTGATGACCAAGTTGCCATAATTACTCCTTACAGTATGTCTAAGGATAGAACTGTTTTAACTGGCTGTAATGGCAAAGACGATGGCGCTAATTTCTCCATCACGAGATTCAATAGTGGTAAATCCTGGTTTACAGGTTAAATCTAAACCTCTGGGGGCTACATAGCCACGAGAAATGGCAATTGCTTTAACTGCTTGGTTTACTGCTCCAGCACCTACGGCACGTAACTTAACTTCGTGTTTTTCATAGATTGCGTGGGCGATTGCTGATGCAACGCTCTGTGGATTCGATGATGCGCTGACTCGTAAAAACGGTTCTTCAGCAGGAATTACTACGGGTTCTGTATTCAATTGTTAGTCCTTTGGTTCGAGTTAGTGTGCCATCCTGGAATACAGAGTAAGGCTAAAGTCGTTGTTGGTCTCGATATTTGGGATCTTTTATTTGTTCAACAATTGTCTTTTCTATTGCACTTATGTGGTTACCAGAGGCTAACCTTGCTAAAGCATAAGAATCAGCGGCATTGTCATCATTAAACTCAATACCCCACCGTTTGTAGATTTGTAAGAGCATCTCTTGTTTTTTAGCATTACCCTTACCTGCTGCATATTTTTTAAGAGTCATTGGTGGAATTTTTAATGGGTAACGTCTTTGATCACCTTCATCAAAAAAATCGTAAATAGCCAATCTAACTGTTGCAGATAACTCACCCAGTACTAGAGCAGCATGGCTGGCTAGTACGGTGCCTTCCATAGCAATGTCTAATATGTTTGCCTCTAATTCATCCTCAATGTATGAGAGGTGATCTACTAGCCATTGTCGTATGTCTGCTAAACGTTCTATGCCAAAATAAGGAGATTTATAAACCCACGTTAAGTGAGTAGATGGTGTCTTTGTATCTAACACAGTTAAAGCAAATCCAGTTAATGATTGATCAATGCCAACAGTAACTTCTTTACTTTTTGGAAGCCCGCCATCAATTAGTTTGGTAGGCATTTATTTCAATAATAACTCTATAGTTTTTTCTAAGTCATTCTTACCAGAGTCATTTACAATTGTATGATTAAATACGTAAGTATCCATAGCGGTCTCAGAAATATGAGAATTTATTGGAGCAACTCCTGGTCTTGCTACTCGCCAAATCTGTGCTTTGTCATACATCTTTATTGCATCCGCTTCATTTGGAAATCTAACATCAGTTATTACTATCTTTTCTAAACTACTACCTATTCCTTTTAACGCTTGATTAACCCAAAAACTGTTTCCATATCTTTCACGACCAACTTCACTTCCGTATACCTGAAGTAATCTTCTTAACTCTGGATTTTTTACCTTAGCGTTATCCCAGCCATAAGAGTCAACTAATCCTTGTACTCTAAATCCTTCTCTAACAATTGGGTTTAAAACATATATAGAGTCTCTGATTGCATCTGCAAACGCAATTCGTCTATATCCATGATTATCAATCAATACTTTTGCAACAGTGTCTTTGCCAGTTCCTGCATAACCTGATAATCCAATAATCATGATATCTTAATAAACCTTCCAGTTGTCCAAGAGTTGTGCGTAAGTATACTGGTGCTTATTAGATAAGCAAATGTTTCATCAAATGTTTCTTTTTTGTTTAAAATCCACCAACTAGCAAGTGCTGCAGTTGCGTTGGATGTTCCAATAGTTATTGATTTAGAACCATCTAAATTTAAGGTTGTATATCTTGGGTCTAAATAAAAGTCTGTTAATTCACCTGTTCCATTACTGTAACTTGCAATTGCTGGTGTTCCGTCAGCATAGGTTAACTCAGTTGCACCAACAGAGACCGTATCTGGTAAGCAAGACGGATTCCAGACATGTTTTTTACTTCCACCATTTCCAACGGCTGCTAATACAGGTATGTTTTCTTCTTTTAACTTTGCAATTGCTTCTTTCATTGATTTTGGAACAGTACATCTCTTGTTTATACTTCCTTGAGATAAACTTACAGCGACAATATTAAATTTTTTATAATTTTTAATTACCCATTTTAAGGCAGCATTTATGTCGTCTTGATAATAATTGCTTGGAACTCCTTTATTGCTCATTCCAACAATTCTTATAGGTATAATTTTTGCAGATGGGTTTACCTGAGTAATTACTGAAATCATTTGAGTTCCATGATCCATGTACTTGCTTTTAGTTGTAGGTAAATTTGCTGCGCCAACACCTTCCATAATTTTTTTGCCATTTGGACAGGTAAATGATGAGACTATACAGACCTCATAAATAATGCTGTCTTTAAACAATGACGTGTTTGTACCACTGTCTATAACGGCTATAGATTGAGGGTTTGTAGCGTGTACTGGTACTGCTTGACTAAAAAGCAGTACCAATACAAGTAACGCTTTTTTAATTCTTTACCCAATCCTTAAGTAAAGCAATTAAGTTGTTTAAATTGGCTCGTAATAAACTTAATTCTTCAGTAAGAGACGCTCTGAGTTGTTCTACAGTTTGTGATGTAGGGTAAGTTTTAGTTTCAAAATATGTACCCTGTTGTGCAAATATTGTTGCAACAGTATTTGTGTCTACTTTAGGTTTAAATTCCATTTTATTATTTTTAAAAGTATTTGGTCCAAAAGTAAGGACTTCTGAATAAACAATTGTTTTTAGTGTTGTTGTTTCTACAACTTCAGTTGTTACTGTTGGGTTTAAATTTAAAAAGAACTCTTGTGCTTGTGAGTCATACTTAACAGTCATATCAGGTTGACCTGGTTTAGGTTGTGGATTGTAATACCCACCTTGATTTTCACCTGTTACAGAATTAGCGGGAACTTGTAAAATCAATCTTTGTCCAGCAAGAGGATTGTCGTTAGGCATAACACCACTCCAAGTTCCGTTAGCACCACACACTGATGCAGCACAAACAAGAATATTTGTTACTACACCGTTATCATCAACAACAGCATAGGTTGCGTCACCTTCTGCGTGTGCAGGAATTGCAAATAAACTACTAAAAATAGTAGTTATTAATAATACTTTAATTAAGTTTTTCATGTTATGAATGTATCCCTCCGTCCCATTCGGGACTCGTTTGTTCGTCTTGTTATTTCCCTAGATACTAGGGTGATATCTCGTTCTTGATTATCAACCATCATCTCTAAGATCTTGCGATAAGCATAACGCTCCTCATGCACATCTCCTAATTGGAGAATTTCTGGGTCAACTGAGATCTGAGCCTTAACAAGCGTGACTCGTGACCCTTTCTCTACTGAGCCCATCTTTGTGATTAACATCCTACTCTCAGCAATTTCTAGGGCTCGTTGAGCCTCACGCTCTTTTAATTGAGCCTGAACTAACTGAGACGCAAAATAATCTGCCCAACCAGTGAGAATAGTGAACATCTCCGCTAATTGCTCACTGCTTAATTCTGTAATGTCTGGTGGAAGAATTACTTGGTCATACTTGGGCTTGGGTAAGTCTAAGCCCTTCTTCATTAAAACATCTATCTCATTCATCATTCTCCGATCAAGTCACACTGCTTGCAGCCACTTGGGTCAACATTACATTTTGGCATAACGCCGTCATCTACTGCTTTGTTTATTTTTTCTGCTGCATAAAACACACGACTTACAGTGTCGTAATCTGCTTTTACAATAAATTCTTTGTAATCTTGGTTAGCCTTTAATTCGTATAAAAACACAATCTCATTTGGAGCGTCATCTCCAAACATGCGCTTTGCTAATTCTAGATACATTTGACCTTGTAATAGATGACCACGGAATGGGCGACGTATATTCTTCCAGGCCTTTGTAACATCTCCGTTAGCATCATAAAGAAGATCTGGTGCTTCAAATCTTAGTGTTCCTTCGCCAATAGACTTAATCTCAATCAAAAAATCTTTTCCTAAATCTTTAACCCAACCATCAGTGTGTCCAGCAATTCTTAGAGAAGGATCTACCAGTGCTACTTCAGCGTACTTCATTAGTGTTCCTGAACAATGCTGACATTCTCTTGGAGATAACCCAGAGGTTATACCACTACAAGAGACGCACTTAAAATCTCCCCAAAGGTTACCCATTTCATAAATGCGATTTTGCCATTTTTCATGGATAAAGTGACCCTCATCAAATATGTTTTGTAATCTTAAGTTTGGCTTATCTTTTTTCTTTGTGCCACCCGTAAGCAAGTAATATGAGTACCGATAACAAAAATCAGACTTTATCATTTCGGATGGGTGTAAGACAGTGGTGCTTCTATTCTCATCTGGTCTACGCAATAGGTGTCGTTCAATAGGTCCTATAAGTCTTGTTTCAACCTTTTTAGTGTCTAAAAACTTTTTTAACTCTGTTGTTTGAACCATTGTATTAATCCTTATCCTTGTTAAATATAAAGTCTTTTAATGTCATCTTCTTTTTATATCTTTTTTGCCACTTTCTAATTAACGCATTACGTTCTCTGTGGCTTAAGCCTCCCCAGATTCCGTGTGGCTCATCCCTTTTAACGGCGTCCCATAAACATTCGGTGCGTACAGGACAATGGTTCTTTCCTGTTTCACCAAGACAAAATGACTTTGCCTTAGTTGCAATTGCTTTGTACTGCTCTTTGTCACGAGGAGGGTAGAAGATATCGGTATCTTGTCCTGAACATCTTGCTTTGTATCTCCAGGAGTACTCTGGTTCATCCATTTGTTAGGCATCCTTTAGTTTCTCTCGCATTTCTAAGAAGTCATCCTCAATAAGTAGAACATAGTTCTTATTGTTAAGGCTGACACCTAGAACTGGCATTCGGCTCTCAAGTATTGCCTCTCTTACTATCTTTTCTAAAACATCGGCTTTTAATGAAAAAGATTTTTTTCCTGTCCACTTATGTTCGATCAGTAGGTCATCTGATCTTACATCGCCTTTTCTTGACCAAAGAGCCCCAGATGCTGCGTTACGAGAACCGCCAATTTTATTAGCAAGTCTTTTCTCGTGCTTCTGGGACTCTTTCTGTCCTTTAGTCTTCAAGTTCTATTTTGCCTTCTTCGTAGCCTTTTAGCAAACGAGGAACAAGATAGAACAATGTCTCACGCCAAAAACATTCTGAACAACCACAAAACGATTCTCCTGAAAGTGTCTCTGTTTCTGGAACATCTTCATCATTCCCATCCCATAACGCTTCTAAAAGCATATCTGTGTAGGACTCAACGCCTTTCTCTAAGTCATGCGCCCATGCTTGATCGTTAACAACAAACTCTTTATTTTTCATTGTCTTCTCCTGTCATGGGATTATCTGGAGTTTCAAAAACTAACTTTTGTAACTCTTCTTTTAAATTAATCTCTTCACGAATACTATCAATAACCGATTCTATCCCTTGCCATTTGCGATCACCAAAGTAGAACCAACCACCCTTACGAGTAACAATGTCTTTTACTACCGCTAGTGACGCCACTTCTTTAGCAAAATCATAATCACCACGAGTACAGACTCCGCCATCAGCAAAGTAAAAATCAAAGTAAGCAACACGTTGTGGTGGAGCGGTTTTGTTTTTCAATGTTCTAACCTTGATGCGTTGTCCAATACGTACCTTATTTGTACCAGAGCCAACCTCAATCCACTCATCACGACGAATCTCACAACGAGTAAAGAAGGCATAGTTCTTACCTTCGCCACCAGGAGTTGTACGTGGGTCTCCATGCATAACGCCAATCTTCATACGATACTGGTTAATAATTAAACCAAGAACTGGTCTCTCATCCTCAACTAGGCTGCGTTTCATTGCTGTACCTACTACACGGAAGAACTTGTTTGTAAGTAAGGCACCCCTACCAACAGTCATTTCACTCATGTCTTTCTCCATTTCTGGAGCAGGAGAGAGTGCTGGTAATGAATCAATAACAATTGCATCTACGGATTTTGATTCGGCAAATTCAATTACAGACTGATAAGCCTCCTCCATAACGGATGTTTCAATAACAATAACTCTACTTGTATCTACTCCACACATTTCTGCATACTCTGGAACCCACTGCTCAGCAGCAACCCACACAGTTGTATGATTAGGATTTATTGCTTGATTAGCCGCAATTGTCTTTAATGCAACAGCAGTCTTACCGTGAGATGGTTCTCCAATTAATTCGTTCCATTGGTTTCCTGGGAATCCTCCTCCAAGGACGTAATCCAACGTAGTACTACCAGAGGTAATACGAGGAATAAGGTCGCCCCTAATATCAGAAGCAAGGACGACCACATTATTGCCGAATTTCTTGTTGAGTTGTGCAACGATTTTTTTCGCTTCATCATTCATTAATCTACCCTTCCAATTATTCCTTGAGGATTCCAATTATTTTGTGAGTCATTTCCTATAGAACTCTTTACTGTTCCTTCAACTTTAGCGCCAGTTAATGAACCAAATTTACTGCCAGACTGTTGAATTGGGTAACCACAGTCGTAACATCTAAGGCTTATATTTTGAGCAGGTGCCATGTAATTTCCTGAACCACAATCAGGACAGTTCTGTGTTTGTTTAGCACTCTGTGCTTTTGTTGTTGGCTCTTGCGGTTGTGGCGGTATGTAAGTAGTCATTGGTTGTTGAGAAGCGGGCATTGGAGCATTTGGTTGTCGTTGTGTTGAGGGTTGCTGTGTCCCTAGTTGTTTTGACCACCAGTCTGAATTGCTCATTATTTTGCTTCTCCCCACTTGTTAACTATTTTTACATCTGCAATAAGCGGAACAGTTATTTCTGGAAAAGAAATACCTTCCATAGACTCACGAATTGCTTCGGCAGTCTCTTCTGCAAGATCTTCACGGGCAACTGTAACCAACTCATCATGCACAGTCAAAACAACATTTACATCTGGTTCATCAACGAAACACGAATGGGCCCTAATCATTGCTAATTTCATTAAATCTGCTGCAGATCCTTGAATAACGGTGTTAAACGCTTGTCTTTCGGCTCTAGCCTTTAATCCAGTTTCTTTACTTCTTAACTCTGGTATGTATCTTCTGCGCCCCAATAAAGTTGATACGTAAGGCACTGGGGTTTGGGCTACTGCCTGTCGGAGAACTCTTCCTCTATATTTTTGAATATCGGAAAACTTTTTTGTAAAGTCATCTAATAGTTTTTTAGCGTCAGTCACAGTACAACCTATGCTTTGTGCAATTTTTTCAGGGCCAACACCGTATGCAATAGAGAGAACAAGAACCTTTCCTGCTTTACGGTCTAGCCCCATAGTATTTCCAATAGTGGTGTATATATCTCCACCCTCTAAGTAGTTAGTGACCATAATTGGATCGCCTGAAAGCGACGCAATAATACGTGGTTCAATTTGTGAGTAATCAGCCACCACTAACTTGTAACCTGGTGGAGCAATAAACAGATTACGGATAAGTTTTCCGTACTCTCCGCTACTGGGAATGTTTTGAAGGTTTGGATCACTGCTTGAAAATCTACCTGTTTCTGCACCGTGGGCTTTGAAATTTGTGTGAACTTTTCCGTTTATCATTAGGCTTTTTTTAGCAACAATTTTTTCTTTACCCATAGTGGTACGTGTTATGTCTCCACCAAGATATGGCATTACGTAGGTTGTCATTAACTTATTTAAGTCTTGATAATCTAAAATTGCATCTACTAACTCATCTTTTTTACGGTAAAACTCTAAAGCATCTGAAGAAACAGAGTAATGTCTAATATCTAAGTTTGCTGGACTAGTTGCAGCAACCTCTTGACCTTTTGCAGTTAATGCAATCCTAATACGAAGATTTGGTTTAATACCTCTACCCTCTGGTTTTGGAGAAAACAATAATTCTTGTTTTTCTTTTACTGAATTCATAGAAAATGGTTTACCAGTTAACTTCCATGCCCTGGCTTTGGTAGCATCTAAATCTTTTTCAATACGTTTTTTTAAAGACTTAAGTTCTTCTACATCTATGTTTGCACCTGTTAACTCCATGTCACAAAGAGCAGCAACTACATCCATCTCTAATGCCCATACTCTTTTTAAACTACCTTGAAGTTTTGGCTCAAGTTCTTTATATAGATTCCAAGTTACCTCAGCATCAAAACCAGAGTAATGGGCAACGTCGCTAAATGAATGGATCTCAACCATTGCTCCGATGCCCTTTTCAACCTTTACCTTTAGTTCTCTTTCAGCACATGCTGCTAGTCCTAAATTGTTTCGATTACGGTTATCTATAACAAATGATGCCATTAATGTATCGAAGAAAGGCTTGGTTGGTACTACGCCACGGTAATATTTTGCAATAGATTTTAAATCAAACTTTACGTTATGACCAATCTTTAGTTTGTCACTAAAAAATAACGGTTTTAATGCTTGAAATACCTCTCCAGGAAGTAATTGCTCTGGTGCTTTGTCAAACACTGGTGTCCACTTTGCTTCATTCTTAGAGTAATCCGCATCTTTTAACTCTTTACCAGCAGCCACTTTTCTTTGACCACTAAGAAGCAACTCTTTTTCCCAGTGTAAGAACTCACCATTAGGATGTCCCATAGGGATAACGTCTGTGCGACCGTCTGTTGCTAAAGAAATCCACAACACATCGTTAACTACAGGTTGTATTCTGTTTTCTCCAACAGACTCTATATCAAAAGCAAAGGCATCTACTTTTAAATAAAAGTTAACTAAATCTTTTAATTGTTCTTTTGTTGTAATTATATTCATAATCCCTCTTTTTGTTATTGAAAGAGAGCCTGAACTAAAAAGCGCAGACTCTCTCTCAGCGGAAGCGTATTAGGCTACAGAACGAGCAACTTCTAGCATTTCGGAGCGAGGGGTCTCTCGAATTACTTCTGCTGTGAACGGTACAGCGGTTGCTACAAGTTCTTGAACAGCATCACTGTTCAACTTCCATTCCTCAGCAAGGTCACGACCACGTACGAAGTTTAGTGTGTACTGCGTAGTTGGTCCCATACCTAGTCGAGAAATTTCCCAGAACTCTTTTGATAGAGGTCCTTTGCGCTCATCTTCATGAGCCTTTTTAATTTGACGTGCCAATGATGGTGGCGCTGTCAAAATTTGTACTCCTTGTGTATCCCCACTTAACACAAGAACATTAAATGAAAACTTGCCACGAGGCTTATCGCCTAGTACGTCGCAAAGTGGGCATGCATCACCGATACATACAAAAGATTTTTTACCCTTTGGGCGTTCAATCCAGTGTTGTTCATATGAAGCAAACGGTGCATCCTCTAAGAACTTAACAAGTTGTGGTTCTTCAGAGAAACGGAAGTCAGTTGGAAACTCTGATGTCTCCGACTTCACTAATGTATCAAATGCATCCCAGCCCTCTTGCACGGTTGTGCCGACTTTTGGTGAAGCATTTTCGCTGTCCTCATCTAAAAATGAGTCAGCACTGATTGTTGGTTTTGCTATAGGCATTTACTTCTTCTTTCGGTAATGAGGCACGGAATAATCTTTGTATCTCTGTACAAAGTTAATTACTACTGGCTCTCGATGGATGTGATTTCCTTCCAGCGCTTTAATAAAGCATCCGTCAGGTCTTCGTGTTGGTTCCACTCTACACGAGCAGTTCCAAGTAAGCCACGCTTGTTGAACTCTTCAACAGCAGACTCAATGAGACTTCGGGTATATACCCGATTTCCTCCAGTCTTTTGACCTTTTAAAGTCTTAGACCGAAGTCGATACGGGGCACGAGGAATGTACCCTTTTCTCTCCCATAAACGAATAGTTACAATTGTCTTTTCCAACGCCTGTGCTAATGCACCGATTGTAAAGACCTCTGTCTCTTTTCCTCCTAGGGTTTTAATGGTGGGACTTCCATCCCAGCCATTACTCTCACCGCTTTTACGGCGAGAAACTTTTGGATCTGGATCTCTACGTTTTTTCTTTGAACCAGGAATGTATTCAAGATCAGCAAATGCTGCCTCAATCTCATCATCCCCACGTAATCCAGCCATAGTTCCTACTTCTTATTTAAGATTAATGCCCACACTACCTTTTGTGGATACATTCTATCTATTTCTTCTTCGGTCAGTTTACCCTCATACAAAGCAGCCATTAAAGCATCTTCATCAACTACACGGATTGTTTTATACAACTCTTCTTCTAATCCCTTTTCAACAATAACTTCATCTGCTGCTAACTCATCTATCTTACGAGTAACACGACGTTGCTTCTGTATGGTTCGAACTCCCTCAATCTCATCAGGTAGTTCAACAAAAACATTTCCGTTTCCATCTACTTCACCAGCAGAGTCGACATGTTCAAATATCTTTTCTTTTAGACTTTTTAATTGTGAATCAAAATAGTCAACTTGTTTTTTAACAAAGATGTATTGTCTAGCAGATGCTTCGAAACTATTGTCATCTACTATTCGTGATTCTTCTGATTTTATTCTTGGCATATTTTCCTCCCTCAAGGTCTTGCTCTTTGTAGGAACCCTATCAAAGATCCAACGGTCAGGTCAATTCCTCCTTTGGAGTTGATACCTTCGCCATCTAAAACCGCTTCTGCTACTGCATTTTTTTGCTGTAACATCTCATGCTGGCGTTCTTCAAGAGAGTGCTCTGTAAGAATATCTTGAATTGTGATGCTGGGCCAACGACTAGATGCTCTCTTAATTCTACCATTTCTTTGAACAGCCAACCCTGCGCTCCAGGGTAGGTCATAGTTTACTAAGAGGTTAGCGTTTGGTAAGTCTACGCCATACCCACCTGCATCAGACGAAATGAATACACGACAATCTGGATCAGTTAAAAACTTTTCTTTACTGGCTTCTTTTTCTTTTGAGTTCATATAACCAGTGTATAAAGTTCCTCCAACCTCATCCTTTATTAAATTTAACATTCCTACATAAGAAGTAAAGATAACAACCTTTGCATCTGGGTCTGTGTCTAAATGATCATTTACATAACTCTTTAAAGCGTTTAGTTTTTTAGATCCCTTTACTCCTTCAAATAAACCACGATACTGTAAAGAACTGCAGTAGGCGCTACCTTCTCCCTCTCCTTTATCAAATTTAATTGCGCTATCTAATAACAAAGAGGGATGATTACACAACATACGAAGTGCAGTAATCTTACTCATGATAGAACCACGAAGGGCATCTGCTGGGCCACCCTGCTTGCTATCGTGACCATAGTGAGCCAACAAAGAAAATCCAGATCCAAGAAGTTGTTGTGCCTCCATTAGTTCCTGTGCTAGTTCATCTGCAATAGTGTTATATAGGGCCGATGTTTCTGGGCCTAAGTTAATTAATATAGGGTCTCTGTAAATAGTGTCTGGCAAGTAAGGTGCTACATCTGGGTCGGTTTGAACTTTTCTAACTGATGCTTGTTTCATCTTTTCATGGAAGATAGGTAGGTTTCGATACCTTTGTACGCCGCCAAAATGATTTCTAACAATAAATGTTTGATCAAACAAATCAAAACGACCCAATAACTTAGGGTCAACAAATTGCATAATGCTGTACAACTCTTCTGGTCTACCATTTTCAATCGGGGTTCCAGTTAAAGCAAATCGAATAGGTACATTAGCGGACAACTTCTTAACAGCCTTAGATCGTTTAGACCTAAACCCCTTTATAGCAGTTGCTTCATCACAAACGATGGCTCCCCACTCAATTGCTTCTATCAAGTCCCAGTCGTTTACTACGGCTTCATAGTTACAAATTACGTACTTATTGTACTGTCCTAACCCTGATTCATTTCCCCACCTAGTAGTACGAGTAGATTTAGACCCATCAACTACTACTGTGCTGGCATCAGAAAACTTTTTAATTTCTTTTTCCCATTGATACTTTAAACTAGATAATGCAATAATTAAAATTGGTTTTGTTAATTCTTTATTTTCTCTTAATTTTTCTAAAGCAGCAATTGTCATACAAGTCTTTCCTAAACCCATCTCGTAAGCAACTAACATCTGTTTACGATCAACCATCTTATCTACAGCCTCTGGTTGGTATGGCTTTAACTCTCCTTTAAACATTGTCTATTGGCGTTGGTGCTGTTGCCAATGCTCCACATAAAGCACATTCCATATCTAACATGTACAAAGATATTTCGCCTTCTTCAAACATAGCCTTTACTTTCCACAAGGTAGACCCACATACACAAACTTCTAATGGTCTCTCACTATCACGAAGGTCTATCACAGGTAGGCTGCTTTGCCATAGATCATGTCTTTTGAATTACTAATACCAAAATTAATTTGCTCTTCTGTCATGTCTCCGACATCTTTCATGTCAATACCTTGGTAATTAAAGTAAGATAATTCCATTCCATACTTTTTAGAAAATCCAAGAATCTGTTCGTTTGCAGATTGGCCAGCCTTATCATTATCAAATGCTGCTAATAATTTTGGTGCACGCCTCATTAACTTTGCTTGATCTTCACTTATAATTGCACCAAATGTTGATATGGCATTATGCCCTAACCCAGTAAGACGAACCGCATCTAAAGGTGACTCGACTACAATTAAGGTATTAACTGAATCCATAATTTGAATACCAAATACTGTCTTTGATTTTTTTACTCCTGCTGGTTGGTTCTTAAAGAACCGACCACGGGCGCCTTTCTCTTGCCAACCCCACAAAGTAAAATCATCTGGATCACGAATAGGTAAGATCCATGCGTTGTTTGTCTTATCCCACAGTACCCCGTGAGCAGTAACTGACTCTGTCTTTAAAAATCTTTTCTTTAATTCAATCTCTGGTGGGTCTGTGTATACAGCAAGGCGTGCTTCTGACATACCTATTGGCTCTTCTGCCTGTATGTACTGTGGTAGTTCTTGTAACCGTTTCATTAGAGAGTCAATCGGTGTTCCTGATTTTCCCTTTATAAATTCTTTAGCGCCATTTAAATTTACGCCAAGCATGTCTTTTACAAGAGTAAATATGTTTCCTTTATAGCCGCAAGAAAAACAAATGTGTGCACCAGTCTCAGTGTTTATCCACCAAGATGGATGGTTGTCTTCTTTTCCAGTTCTCTCTTTATGCATTGGACATAGTCCATTTACTTCTGCGCCTCTTTGAGCGTATAAAGAAAGGTCTAAAGATAAAAGGATTTTTTCAATATCCATTACATTCTGCCCCAGTCAGAACAGAACTTGCACTTCATCATCTCTTCTTCATCGTGGAAACAACCAGTTTCCCAACGCCAAGTTAAAGCCGCTTCAGTTGGACCACAGTTACGGCTGGCTACTACCTTCAATAACCTAATGTCCTCATCTTCTTCTACTGGCTCTAAGCCAAGTATTACATCTGAGTCTTGGAAGAAAGAAGAAGAGTAACCAATTGAATCAGCAGTAACTTTACCAGCACGCATTTTCCAAAGCAGAGTCTGTGTAGTAATTATAATTGGCTTATCAATCTTTTGCGCTAATCGTTTTAGGGCACGAGTTACATTTGTTATTGCTTGTGGCGTGTTCATCTCGCCTGTAACTTCATCCAGCATCAAGTAAACACCGTCTACAAATACTATGTCTGGCTTGGTTTGTTCAATCTTTGCTGATAGGGCAGAAACAGTAATTCCGTTTACGGCATCAATTAAATGAAAAGAATGTTCTTTTTCCATCTCATTTAACACATCTACATATCTGGCCTCTTCTGCAGGAAGCAACTTACCTCTTCTTAATCTTCCGTGAGATATGTGAGAGCGCATAGAGTCATGGCGTTGTTGTTGCTCATGGTTGTTCATTTCAAATGATTGGAACATTGGAGTCTTACCAAGTCTGTGTACGTTGATAGCCATCTGTAAAGCAATTTGTGACTTACCAGTTTTTGGTGGAGCAATAATTGTTATTAACTGACCTCCTTGAAGACCAGCAGTTGCTTCATCAATCTTTTTAAAGCCAGTTGGAATTCCTAAAAACTCTTGGTTTTGAAGTGCTTGATACTCTTTGTATCGCTCTTCGGTATTCTTAGTTAAGTCAACCTCATGAGTTCCTAGTACACCCTGCTCATTAACTTTAGAAATCGTTGCTTCCATAGCAATGAGGGCTGCATCATGATTGTTATCTTGTAGTTGCTCAATAGCAACTTCAAGACCCTGTCTAGTGAGGAGTCTGCGACGGAAATCAACCATCGTATCAAGTAAATAATCAATGCTGTCTTGAACATCTAATATCTTAAAGTTTGGATAATGATCTTTAACTGTTACAGCAGTAGGGACTTCGCTGTACTCTCCATAATGCTTTCTAATAAAGAACCAGACTTTTTTATTGTCATCATCAAGAAACCAAGAATCGTTTACACCACGATGTAAGGCAGGGACTATGTCCCTATCACGTATTACCTTACTGACTAATCTGTGTTCGTTGTCCGCCGCCATTTGTAGCCCCTCTTACAAGTTATCTAACTCTATCCCTGCTGATCCATATCTAGCCACTCTACCAGGTATGTCAATTATTCCCTTAAGGTTAGCACGGTATGGAAGTGCTCCGACTAACTCCTCTACGTTCTCGTATAACTGCCAGTAGTTAAATGGATTAACTACACGACGCTCTAACTTCTCAAAGGCCTTATCAAGTAACTCTTCGGTCCAACCTTGGTCTTCAAAGCCAGCCAACTCTAATGCTATCCCGTAGTTACTTGATAGCAACCAAAGTTTATTAGCGCTTTGTAAATTAACATTACCAATTTTTTGTTGAACTTTTTTTGATAGCAGTCTTCTAGACTCCTCCTCGACTAATTCTATTACTACATCTGTTAAACAGATTACTTGCGGGGAGGAGACGTTAGATATGTCTCCATTTTTCATAGGACTTCTATCTTAGCGTGCTTTACTACAAACTCTCTAAACTTCTTTGGATCATTACTGGCTTGAACCGCCAACTCTTCAGGTACCTCATTTGGAACCAATATTGAGTAATGACCTTTATTTAATTTCATTTTGTTATCAACAAACTTTACATGCTTACAACTGGCGGTTTTTTTCCATACTGGACAATTGCAACGTGTCTTCTTTGTATCGGTGTCTACTTCCACCTCAAATATTCCAGCAGCCTGAGCAGAGATAAACATCTGAACAGTCCTCCAAGGACTCCTCATAATTCTGCCGCCTTTCATTGGGCTGCTCTCATGTCTGAACCAATAATAGGAACTCGTATAAAGGCTTCATGTGCAAAACTTGCCATGGCTTCCTTGTATTCGGCTTCCCAATTCTCTAACCTAACATTCGTCGTAACGATTGTTGGAAGAGCCTTGTCGTATCTAAGTCGAAGTATCTCATCGAATGAGGTGTCATCGTACTTTGAACCGTATTCTTTTCCTAAATCGTCAATTACTAGGATTCTCACATTTAACCAGTCAAACTTAGACCTTCCATGGAATCCATCAATCTCGGATATAGATTGTTTCTTATCATCCATATCTGAATCAAAGGTCGCTTTCTTTCTAGATAAGAACTCTGGATAAGTCATGTAATAGACGGGTCGTGCACCAAGGCCAAAATCAGAAGCACTCATACCCAGTACCTTTGCAGCATCTGCATCGTTATCTGGGAGATTACGAACAAACTCCATAGCAGCAACTACTGCGTGTGTTGTCTTACCAATTCCTGGTCCACCATCAAATAGTAAGCCAACACCGTTAACACCGATGTTACCAATCTGCTTAATGACTCTTCCCTCAACGGAGTCGTTTATCCATGTAGAGACCTCTACTGGAAAATCTCCAGATCTCTTTTCTATATCAGATGGCTCTAACCCCAAGAACCTGCGGGGTATGTTTGAATTACGAAGTAACCAGTGCTTCTTTAGAGAAGATAGTTGATTAATGTCATACACTTTTTCCCCACCTCATTTGTAGCCTTTTCTAGTCCAAAAGTTGTCTCTGTAGATGTTCTTACCTAAAGAGTCTAACATAATGTTATGTTCATTTTGCAAATCCTCATTAAACGTCTCTAACTTGACTTCCCAGTTCTCTCTTTTAAAAGGAAATATTTGATACATAGGTGTTCCTGCTGGGATCACTCCTTCAAAATCTTTTTTAAAATAAAAAGGGATATTACCAATCTGGGTATACTGAAATTTATCTGCATCTACAATCCCAGAAATAGTGGTAAAAGGTAAATCTAACCTATTGTGCGGATGAGTAATCAAAACGCTGTAACCTTTAGGTAAAACTGGTACCCAATAACTTCTCCAAATAAACTCTTCTTTTAGATAGGAATCTGAAACACTTAGACTAGATATAGTTCGTTTGTTAATCATCTCTAACTCTGAGTTATTTTCAATTATTAACCTATCTAAATCTTTTTTTACAATAATGTTAGACCAAGTTTGTTGGGTATAGCCAGAAGATAACGTGTCTAAGAATGGCATGCAAAACTTTAAATTATTAGAGTTAATAACTAAATCTTTTGATTTAGGCAGTTCTCTATACCAATCAGGAATTGAAAACTTAGAAGGAGTCGGTGCTGGGCATTGTCTTTTTAAATCCTCGACTCCTTCTCTAAAAACTATTTTCATTTACTTAGATGTCGTCTTCCTCAAACTCAAACTCGTATACTCCACCATACTTCATACCTATGTGAAGAAACCAACTACTAATTAAAAGCATTGTGTCGCCAAAAAATCTAAGCAATTTATTATTGGTTGGATAAACTAATCTGCTACTCATGTGGCCCTCTATCTACTATTACTTTCTCCCAATCAGTATTGCACTGATTGCACTTTAAGTCCAATGACATGCTCTCTCTTTCGATAGCGACGCCTTGGCTCTTATTCTTACAAGATGGACAGAAGAAACTAAACTCGAGCATATTTACGCTTTGAAGTTTAACTCTCCGCTAAATGAGAGTGGCTTACCTTTTAGGTCTTTTGCATCTGTAGCCACCATCTTTACGCTCTTGCGTGGAGTTAACTTCTGAACCATCTCCTTGACCCAACGTTTTCCTGCTGATGCGTTAGCCCAAGCAGAATCAATCATTACATCTACTGCTTCAATACCTTCTTCTTGAACAGTTACAGTTGCCATCCATGCGCCACCTTTAACGTTGTTCTTTGTTAGATCTGCTTTAAAGATCTTACTTATTTTTTTAGCCATTTTATTTCTCCGATCTTTTGTTGGTTGATTTTTACTGGTAACTAACTTTATTGGTAACTTTTCTTTTCCCAAAAGTTCTTTTTATAAGACCCAATAAATGTCTTCAAAAAAGAATGATATCTTTTATAGTGCTCATCTGGGTTATGTTTAGTAACTTTTGAAGTCCATTTTTCTCTCTTTATAAAGTTTAATTGACATACAGGAGTTCCTGCTTCAATTACTCCTTCAAAATTTTTCTTTAATAAAAAAGGAAACTTTACTGAAATAAAAAAAGAATCACAATCAACTATACCTGTAAGTGTGGTAAATGGTAAATCAAAACGATTTGCAGGATGAGAAAACATCACGCTATAACCTTTAGGAGTACTAATCTGCCATTCGTTGTTCCATTTCAAAACTGCGTTATCGTACTCCTCAGTAATTGGAAGTCCATCAAATTGTTCAAAGGAATGGTGTGTCACTAGCGTACTTCCTGTTCTCCACCTAACAAATGGGCTTCCGTCTTCTGCTCGATCTACATGCAGGTCTTCATTTAAGTAAGCCATGTAACCAGAAGTCAATGCGTCTAAAAATGGTACGCATTTTTTCATGGAAACATTTGGCATACCATACTCAAGTGGAAATTTAAGTTTTTTATCGTTATTTGTATACTGCTTTATTGCCACATACCATTTTGGAATAAATTTTGTAGATGACTTAGGAAACCCATCGGATAAGTAAGCCTCGTTATTGTCTGGAGTAAATACCACCTGTTTACTCATTTATTTTCCAATCATCAATTTCTTTTCATATCGCTCTAGTTGTGCACGTCCAGACATTGAGTTCTGGAATACACGGCCATCACTTGCAGTGAGTGTCCCCATCTTAACCACAGTCTCTGCTGGGGCGCTAATTTTACCTAAGCCTAAGTTTTCACGGGCCTGGTTTATCCTTTTTCCAAAGGAGGCTAGGAACATCTTGTAGAGGAACGGGGCTTCGTCACCGACATCTTTGAAGTTACGTTCATCTGCCATAAACAGACGGAGTAACTCTAACTCAATTAGGGCGTTGGTCTGGTATTGGGTTCTGAACTTTGCGAGTGCTCCACTGAGTTGCTTGACGCTAACTGTTCCAGGGAGTAAGGGATACTTCCTGCCGACACGATAAGAAAACTCTGCAGCGACATCCATTGGGGTCCACTCATGCTCTGGTCGCTTTCCCCTAGTCCGAGGATCGGATTTTCTGATCTTGGGCTGTGGCGCATCCTTCGGCTCAACCAATCCAAAACCTGCCAAGTTGTCTCCATCATCTTCCCATTTTCTCATAGGCACCTTTATTTCTTTAGTGAAACTTTTAGTTTCAATATCTTTTAATTTATTACTATCTTTACTATTAGGTACTAATGGCTTATTAGTAATACTGCTACGTGACCTATAGTCATGTGAGGTGCGGACATTTGAGGCCCGCTGCTCTTGGGCTTCTAAAGTCCCAGAAGTCACTTGTGGGCTTGTAATGTCCAGCAAGTCCTTGCCACGAAATCCGTTGGCTCTCTTTGTCTTAGTTCTCTTTATGAACCCAGCCTGCTCAAGGGCTAGGAGGCCTCTACGGACCGTCTTCTCATTGACTCCGCCTGTCTCTATACCAAGTGACTCTGCTGAAGCCTGCAGATGGCCTTCAGAGCCCGATAAGTGGCAGATGGTGGCAAGTAGTCGGAACTGGTAATCAGTGAGGTTGGCTGAATAAGCCTCTAGCGGGATTCTCAAAGGCCATCTTCCTCAAACGGTGATATGTCCTTACTAGATTCATCCTGCTTAATTCGCTCAGTAATTTCTTCCTGAAGCACGTCCAATACCTGTGACGTTACGTAGTTAGCAAACGCCTCAATAAAACTGTGCATGTGGTCAAACATCTCATCCCGTATGTCATCGGTCGTATCTTCACGGTAATCCACCTCTATGACATCTAGTCCATCCGATATGTTCCAAGTCTCTAATCCAAAATCTTCCAGGGCGTGAAGAGCAATGTGAGCCTCAGTGCTCTCATCCCATACAAGAGCAAGTATGTCATTGGGGGTAATGTGTCTCATAATTTCTTTATTGGGATCAATACAGAAAGTTATATCGTCTGCCTTTACTACTTCTTCAATGGCTCCGTCTTCAGAAAAAAATAACTGAAAAGAAGATTCCTTTTCTAGAATTGCTTTGAGGGCGCTCTTTACAAACTTGCTGTTACTTATAACTGGTAACAACACTTCTGCATCTGGATACTTTTCTATTAATTCTAGAAGACCATCATAGACATCTATGTTTTCTTGAAAACTTAAAACAGCAATCTGAGTCACTATGCTCCTTATATTAGTCTTGGAAGTCTCGGCGCCTGTACAACCTGTGGCTTATTTAACCACATCCCAATTACAAGTGAGACAAATGTTGCGGCAGGAACTAGTACAAAGAAATCATAACTTAGTTCTAATTGAACAATCATTCCGCCAAAACTAAGTGGAAGTGCTAAGTATTTGTTTAGAGTTGGTTTAGTTAAAAACTCTGAAATAAATAAATCTAAGAATTCAATTACGTAGGTAACTGCAAGTCCTGTGAGTAGTACGGATATTAGTAGGTCAGTCATGGACCGCATACTACACGGTTAAGTTGGTGTACTCCACTCCCTCATAACTACGGAGCCTCCAGAAGGCATTCATAGGCATCCAATCAATTAAGGTTTTTGCCAATCTATCGACCTTTTGTGGCTTATTAGGGTATAGGTGACTGTACGAGTTATCTTCAGTTCCTTCCCATACAGCACCAAACTCTACAGGTAGGGAGCCGTCAAAGTAATCTGATGCAATAGGGCTCTTCTCAAACTGTATGCAGTCTAAGTAAAAGTCTCCAGCGCCACCAGAAAACACTATCTCATAAGTAGCCACTGTAGACAAGGTGGCATCCACTAAGTCAGTCGCAGTAAATCGAGACCAGTTACTTATGGTTCCTAATGGATAGACATCTTCATCTTCAACAATGTCGCCTTCGCTATCTCTTCCAATAAAAGTTACTGTTAAATTACTAGTTGTCTTTGCTAATCCAGATGCCGTATAAAAAGTTCCTACTGTAATTGGCATTCGATTAGAGGTTAATGTCCAAGAACCTGTCGCTGTTATTAAGCCACTTCTTGAACCAGAGAACGCTAAATTAGATACGTCGACATTTCGGGCAATTGTTGCAGATCCACTTAGTGTCCAATTGTCTGTTGCATTAACTTCAAAAGATGGATTTTTAATTAAATTTGTTTTTGTTGGATTTAAAAATATGTCTACAGAACGAGCCTCATCATAAGCAACTGTGTCTCCTTCTTGCATACAGACCTGATCTATGTAGTATGTTCCAGCAGCACTGTAGGCAACAGTTATGACTGCGTAAGAAGAGTCCTCGTCAGATGTAGCAGTTACACTAGATGATTTCCAAGTGTTGTTAGCGGCTACAGCAGTTGCAGATGTTGCAGTAGATGTCGCTGCTCCATCTTTATCGTAGAACCTTACTGAGAGAGTGATGTTTCCAGCACTTGCTGGTGACTTTAATTTACAAGACACTATGTACTCAGTGTCTGGCGCTACTGGGACACCCTTAGTAATCGGGTTGTCTAATCCAAGAGTCATACTTCCAGATCCTGAAGCAACAACTTTTCCAGTTCTTACTGTATCTATTTGATTTGTTGCAGAGTCTGGCACCTGCTCAGTTGAAGAGGTAAGTACACCACTTGTTGCAACCCAGTTACCTATTCCTCCATAGAAGGTAGAGTCTTGAACTGATAGGAGTAAGTTATCTGACACAGTTATTGTTGGTTCAAAACCAGTAAGTGATTCTACATATGTTTCAATTCCTAGTTTCGTACCTTTACGTGAATACATATACAAGGCTTCACGAATTAATCTTTTTCTATTTTTAGTTGGAAGAGATGGCTCTTGAATTAACCCAAAGTTAGATGCCTCTATAGGAAGTAGTTGAAGAGGGGTCTCTAAGCCAGTATGACGAGGTCGCAACAGATCTAAGAAGGTCAATGACTCCTCAAATGTAAACATTAACCCATCTATAAATTTATATAGATCAGAGTTGGTATTTACTGCTCCTAGGGGGGTTTGCTCAGCACTCGTAAATACCCGTGGTAACGTATTCATAAATTTAAGTTGAGCATTATGGTCAGATGGAATAGTTACATTTATTGATCCAGCAACCCTCCACACATTCTGATCTGTAAATAAAAAGAAGCGGTAATAAGTTTGACGTCCAGAAACAAATGGGACATCATTTGGGTTGTCTTCTCCATCAATAAAGTAAGATCTAGAAACAGTTCCTTCTGTAGCGTACTCATCAAAAATTATTACGCCATCTTCTGCTGTCTCAGGATAACCCGCTTGATTCCTTACAAGTCTTACTCTAGAAAATTCTCCTCTTGGTGTTTGCCAAGACACTTTAACTTTTGTAAAAGTAAGTACCAATGCAGACATTGGTTCAACTGAAAAGGCAAGTTTTGCAAATGCACCATACTTAGATGCACCATAGTAATTTACGCCATATCTAGCCACAGATTAATTGCTCCTTATGCCGTTAGGTCGCCAGATAGTAACCATTCGTTTGCTGCAATCTTTATTAGACGTGCCTCTGAATACTGACCATTAGTAATGGTATTACCAGACTTTGAACGCAGAGTTACACCTACAGCCCCAGAAACGGTAACCGCTCCAGTTCCTTTTTGAACAATTAAAATGGTTTGACCTATTACAAAATTGTAAGTTGACTCTGCAGGAATAACTAGGCTCATTGCAGAACTACTGTTCATAACTAATGCTTTACCAGCATCAGTTGACAAGATGGTGTAAGGAGTTGTAGTTACATTTCCCACAGTTCTTTGAAACGGGTCAGCAACCGCAACTGCTAAATCTACCCATTCTGAGCCAGTGTAAACTTGTGCTGACTTGTAGGTCATACTGCGCCTCCCATAAGAATTAATATTGGGTCTACCTCTGGAACGTAAGGACTTACCCAAGCAGTATCATAATCACTGCTAGAACTCTTTGCTAGTAATTGACCAGATTCTCCACCTGATGGAAGACCTGATGAAGTTGTTAGTTGTGCGACATTTGATGTTGAATCAACCCAGATAGTTCCTGCTGGAACAGACGATGGTTGAGATGATGCGTAAACAATTGGAACTAATTTCTTATCACTTGTGTAGATTTCGCCAGCAGCATCTACCTTGGATATTACAGTTCCTGCTGAAGTTTGAAATTCAACTAGGTTTGCTGTTTGACTAGATGCGCCCTTTACAATTAATCCCTTTATTGCGGCGCCAGAGGCCACAATACTTGAGCCACCACTGCGTGACACATAGTCATCATAGACATCTTTAATGCCATACTCCATATTTGCAAGACGATCTTTTAAGGTGTTCCAGTTTGTAGTGACTACATCAAAAACACCAACCCAACCAGAGCCAGTCTTGATAAATGTTCCTAGGTTTGCCTGTAAGGAGTTAACCTCTTCTTGAAGGCTATTTACGTGTTCGGCAAGTACAGTGTCAGTAAAGTCGACCTTTGTAGTAAAGGACTTTACCGATGCGGGATATGATGCTGTCACTTAACTTCCTCTCAGACCTATCGGTCTATTTTCTCTTGTTTGCCCCTTATTTACTTCCTGAACTCCTATGCGATCTGATTAACCGTCAAAATAATAGATGGGATTCCTGGTCTAGTTGGGCTAGTTTGAGCGCCCTCTGCGTAAAGTCTCATGTCTGTATCTGCGGAGGACCAGTTTATTTGAAAATAATCTTTAGCCTTTGCCTTAACGAACCAGTTCCAAGCAGCAACCATTTTCATATTGTTTTTATCAAGTTCAATTCTAGTATTTGAATTTGGAACATTTGTTCCATTTTTAGAGATCCAAACATCAGCATTGTCATTTCCAGAGTCGGTCTTATCAAATTGAGCAGAAAATTGAATGTTATAGGTTCCAGAAAATTCAAGAGTTATTCTTGAAGAACTAACTATAGAGACACCCTGGGTTATATCAGTGTTGTTAAATGTCATTATATTTCTAGAGGTAGCACCAGCGTTAGTCTGTATCTGTGTGCTGTAAAAAGAACCATGAGAAAACATTCCTTGAGGAGTGCCACCAAATTCCCCAATCCATACTGGATAATCTGGGTCCCCACCAATATAAAATACGTAGACTCCAGAACCTACTTTTGGCGGTCTTTTTGTAGAGAGTACAGGCCAAATCCAATCAGTTGTTTCTGTATCAGTAATTTGATTTATAGAAACTTTAATTCTACGTAAATTTTGTGGGTCTTTTATGTTTTTTACAACAGCCCTATAAATTCCGTAATAACGTTTTACGGGGTCCATTACGCCTCACTAAGGTTTATGTTCTCTTCTTTAATGCGGAAAATTTCTCCAGCACTTCCAGTTAGAGTTGTAAGCCCACTGTCACCCTCTTCATGCAAGGCAGTAACATTAACGGTTTTTACTCCTGGTGCCTGTTGAAGAACAAACTCAATATCTACTGGATAGATTGTGTCTTGAAATTGCATTCCGTTATATCCAAATCCAGTAAGCAATGCTATTTTTAAGTTTTCCTCAACTTCAGCAACTGTGTACTGATCTAATTTTACGTATGAAAAAGTAATTACAACATCTACATAGGTAGGTGGTTGAATGGTAACTGTTGTTCCAATTAAAACCTTATCAGACAGTGTTTCCTCTACTTCTTCTTTTATTCTTTCATATTCAGCGGTAGGGTCTCCATTATCATCTAACCCAGGAGCCAGGTCGGTATCTAACGCAGTCCTACTTGGGGCAATATAGACAGTAACTGATGTCCAGACAGCCGCTGTCGCATTTGCTTTCCCTACCCCACTTGCTGATAGAGATAGATCTGAAAAATCTTTTAATGTTACCGCTCTATTTCCAGAGCGCAAAGAGGCAGGAGCAGCAATTCTAATTTGTTGATCGCTCTCTGGATCAGATCCTCCAACACCAGTTGTAGCATTTGTAACTGTTACAGAACCTTGTAATGCTGTAAGTTGTGCCTCTGATAGCCCGTCAACATAGGTAATAGTATCTATGACACTTGCTACAATATTTCCAACAGTTCCTCCACCAATAATATATTTTGCTCTTATCTCTGAGAATGAAGTTGGAATAACTCCAGATACTCCATCACCAAAATTTATTGTGACGACGTTGTTTTCATCAACAAAGACCGTGTACACAAGATCAGTTGAACTGTAATCAATTAGATGCTGTACCTCAGTCCACTTAGAGTATATGTCGCCATCTTGAATGTAGATCTCAATTGATCCGTCTACCACTGGGGTTTCCCCTAATTCAAAAGACATATTAGGAGAACCATTAGATGTGCCAATTAACTCTCCGTATGCATTTGTTCCCTCAGCAATTAGTGTCACTGATTGTCCATGAGAAGCACTGACCGTGTCTTCTCCAGGAACCTCATCTACAGCAGCAGGAATAGTTGCTTCTACGTTAGTTGTAAAGTAAAGGGTTTCAACAGTGTCGGCAGTCCTGACATCTCCAGCCACAACACTGCCTGCAGGTATTGTTACGGTTGCGTCAGATGCGTTAAAGAAAGTTACATCAACTGTTGCTTGTCTATAGCCAGCAGGAACATATCCATATGTCTGGGCAATATTTAAAAGGCTGTCTCTTTGCGTAGCGGTTTCAATAAACGCTTCATTTGCTGTTCTATCAATATAGAAAGAAACCATGTCTCCTAGATATGCAAACGCTTCAACTAGAGCAACACCAAAGTCTGCTGGATCTGCTGCTGTCCAGTTTGGTACTCTCTCTTGGATACGAGTAATTAAGACCTCACGTAAAGAGTAATAATCTCTTCCTGTGTAATCAATAGAGATAGGGATATTTGATACAGGCGTTACTGTCATAACAACTCCTCATAAATTGGTTTAGCACCGTCAATAAGAACCAAACCAACTATGGTGCTAACTACTTCGTTGTTTGGCAATCCGTATACGACCTCTATGTTCAAAACATTAGTGTACTCATCTGACGTTACATTAACTTTTTCTAGAGTAAGGAGTTGAAGTTGCTCTCCAAATGCCTTGTTAACTTCAGCCCTAATTTCTGCAACCGCAGACTCCTCAGAGTTAAATAGTGAGAATGGAATAATTGTGCCTAGAGTTGGGCGCATTACTCTCTCTCTTAAAGTTGTGCCTAAAACAGAACGAACTCTGTCAGCCCACAACTTAGATTGCTCTGTAGTAACTCCAACAGATCCATATGGATCAATAGAGAAAGGTAATGAGATAGAGGCTTCAGCCATTATTTACCCTTCCATGTTCTTGGTGTTACTTTATACCCAACAATATTTTGACTAACAATAGTTGTAGGAGCACTTAGTTTAGTCGAGGTTGGCTTCCTTTTGTTGGCGGTAACTAACTCTTTCTTTACATTCCTAACAGGAATTGAGCCAGCGGTTGAGGGCCTGTACGCACTCGGCTTATTTTTTCCAACGCCATCTGTTGCACAGGTAAATTCCACCTGATATCTACCATCAATATGGAGGAAGTGTTCAACTTGCTTTATAATCCAAAAGCCATCACTTGTATCTCCAGTGCCTCTAACCTCAATAGTTCTCCAAGGAGCAATTCTTGGGTCTCCTTGTCCAATTCCCTTTGCTGGTATAGATAGCCTTGCCATCTGTGCTCTCGCTTCAGATAGATACTTAGACATATCCTTACTTGCAATAACTGTAGATGTTTCAATACTAGAAAATAATGGTGCCTTTGTATTTTCTCTGAAGTTCTTTCCCACCGTATTAGGAGAAGAACTAGATTTATAGACTTTTCCAGAGATTGGGTCTACACCTCCAACAGTATTACCTGTTCTAGAGTAGTCATTGGTCTCAATATAGTCTCCAATTTTAGGCTCAAACATATCTAGGGTTGGTGCATTGTAGACGCTCATAGGACTCTGTAGTGGGTTCTTAAAAGACATTACTGGGATAGTTGTCATAAATAAATTTACCATTTCATCTATTGGATGAAAGTGAAGTTCAGTTCCTATTACTTGAACACCGTATCCGATGCGATTGGCTAACTCATTTAACTTTTCCCAATATGAATGACCAGCCAATGATTGTTGAGTAAACCGTATTGGACTAGGTGTTACGAACGGCTTTAGTTTTACTCTTTTAGCAATGTCTAATGCAATATCAGATGCGGTTTTATTTATCCAGATCTTAGAGGTTCTTTCTTTTAAGGGATATGAAGCACCAATAACCGTAACCTTGATTCCCCGCTCAATCTTTTGAACTGTTGGATAAGAAACATCAACAGCATACCCATAAAACTTCTCAGACATTTTGTCATTACTCCAAAGAATTTCTACAGGAACTCCTGTTTTCAAACCTCTAATGATGGCTGAACTAATTCTTGAATAGTATAATTCAACTATATCGTGTTTCCCTATTTCTTGATTTATAGTAATACTACGGACAGGTAGGTTTACTCCAGGAAAATCTGGATAAGTTACTTTAAAAGAACTTCCAAATCTATTTTGACGTAAAGGATCACGCATCTGGAATTCTTAACTGTGTGCCAGCAGGAATACTGGTTGGATCTAGTATCTCTGGATTAATGTCTAATATTTCCCACCACATCGACGGATCACCCAGGTATCTTGATGCTAGGTTATCTAGCCGATCTGTTTCTGTAAATTCATATATAAAGAAAGACTGGACATAAGTTGGTTGCTCTCTAAATACGGATAAGTCATACTGTCTTTTACGAGCATTCCACGCCTTAAAGATACGGCCATCTGCATAACGACTGTCTAAAAATATCATTGTCTAGTTACTCCTCTGTCGCTGAATCGTAGAATCGGTGGCACGTTATATCCACAGAAGAAATAATTGGAACCATTCTGTCGTTGAATATTAAGTGCTTAACTTCTAAAGAACCAATTCTTACTAAGTATCTAAGGCCATCTCCTAAATGAAGTTCTATAGGCAATCCGTTTAACCAACCCTTATCTGCTGTCCTACCATTTAATCCAGAATCATATGTAGAGTTTAATCCCATAAGTGTTTTGAACAGGTACTCCATGTCGTACATGGTTCCTCTTCTATAGATTTCCTGTAAGTCACTAGTAGCAACAGTAAACGGATATGGGTCTTTAACTCCCGCTATTAACCCATTTGAGTTTAAGTAAGACATATCATTTGTTCTATTTAAAAGCACAGTAAAAGAGATAGTGCTGTTTAATAAACCTAAACTTACTGGAGTAGATTTGTCTAGTCCGCTTTGCACAACTTCCCAGTTAACACCAGTTGCAATACCCCAAGTCATACCAACTTCTTTAGGGTTGTATAAAAATTTAAAGCCGTATAACTGGTCATCGTAATCTGCTTGTCTTCCAGTAGTAGATCCGTACAAACTTGTTAAAAATGCTCTACTCATTTGAATAGTGCCTTTTGCGCCAGTAACTCCCTTCCAAGCATTTTCTGCTCTCTCGTAATTACCTGGATCAGAAATTGTTCTTAAAGTATTTTGTTGTTGTGGGCTTGCATTAACTACAGATGTACCATCTGCATTGGTTACTGTAATGCCAGGAGTTAGATACGAAGTTCTAGTCATTGGAGCGTTGTACTTATATACAACTGGTGCAGGCGCAGCGTTCTTTACTACAGGTGAACCAGACGGCTTCTTTGTTGTTTTTTTAGTGGTTTTAGTTTCTTTACTAACCTTTACTTGATCTTTAGCATCTTTTGTAGCGCCCTCAATAATTGTTTTTTGAATTGATAGTCTTGTATTGTAAGCATTTGTGTATGCGGTAGTTAATGAGTTTACTTGAGCCTGTAATGGAGATACGTTTAATCCAAAATAAGCATTGATAGCGTTCTGTTCACCTACAGTAATGGTGGTGCCTCCAGGAGATCCTGGTTGTATAGCAGCAACCTTTAAATTATCAAGTTCTGTTTTTGCTGTTGCTAAAAGTTTTTCTGCAGAAAGTTTCTGTGCTTTAAAAGAGTTCTCAACTTGTACAATATACTGAAGTCGTTGCTGAGTTTTTGCTCGTGCCGCTGCGGCAGCCTTTACTTCTTTTTCTTTTGCTCTTGCATTTGCTTGAGCCTCAAGTTGAGCCGCATAGGCTGCGCCAATGTTTGCTGGTCTAGAAAATGCATTAGGATTTCCGTGTTCGCCAGCCATTATTTACTCCCAACTGTATTAAGTGCTCTATCTTTTAACAGGATGTCTCTTACTCTCTTTGCAAAGGCAATTGCTTCTGCATCAGATGCCTTATCAATTGTTAAAGTAATGTTCACTGTTTGTCCGCTACCCATTGGTGCATTACTACCAGTGTTATTAGCACTATAACCTGGGATAGTTGTTCCCCAAGGAGAAGCGTTTACTGCGCCAAGGACTGCGGCAGTACTTGTTCCTTGTTTTAATGCTGCAAGGATATTACTGTATCTTCCATTTTGCAGCGTTTGAACAGTTGCAGATAATCCAGCATCATAACTTGCGTATTTTTGTACGCCAACAGAGTTCATACTTCCAGTTGAACCGCTTGTCCTTAACGTAGTGTTTAATGGATTAAACATCGCACTGTTTATACCAAGACCAGTTGACTTACCGCCACCGCCACCTTCAAACTTCATCCAAGTAGTCATAGCAGCAATATTGCTATCGGTTATTGGCGCATTAATTCTAGATAATAAATCAGTTGCAAATTGTGTCTCTGTTGCATTTCCACTTATTACTGGTGCATTCTTTGTTGAGGTCATTGATTGAACTGCTTTTGTTCCAAGATAACCTAGACCTGTAAGAACTCCACCAGCAATTGCACCTGGTACAGCACCAACACCACCAGCAAATGAACCAGCAATACCACCAGCAGCAGCGCCAATACCAACACTACTTAAGAATCCCTGACCACTAGCAGCACCTACAACGCCTCCAACAATAGGTACGGCTCTTCCAAGAGCCATTGCACCACCTCTAACAGCAACACCTCCCGCTGTTTGTGCAGCAGTCTGTGCAACTGTTGTAGCAGCCACTTGTCCAGCACCTCTAGCCGCCATTGCGATCCCTGCTTTAGCCAACGCTGCACGAGCACCAGCAGCAACGGCAATTGTGCCTGCTGCTCCAGCAATACCGCCAAGCACTCCGCTTACACCAGCGCCAGGACCTGAACTTGAGAATGCTTGTAACGCACCTTTTAATTCAAAAAATTTATCAGGCAATCCCTCTAATGATTTATTTAATTTTGTTATTAAATCTGCTGCGCCACCAAGACCACGCAGTTGTGCCTCTGTTCCACGTTCCATTAAAGATGTTGCCGAAGTATTCATCTGGTAAATACCCATACTTGGGTTATCAGCACCAGACATGTTTGCTAAATCAAAGCCCTGTCCTTGACTAAAGGCGGTGAATGCCCTAACCATTAATTCTTTTTGATTTGTATCAAATCCTAGGTTTGTAAGTTCAGCACCAGCAAAGCCCTCTCGAACTGAGACCGCAATATCTCTCGCAGTTAATCCTTGTTGATTTCTAAATAAACGTCTGTAAAGTTGTCTAGCAATATCTTCAGTACTTCTAATTTCTCCAGTCTTTGTATTGATTGTACTTATACCTAATTGATAAAGATTCCCACCCATTGCTCCAGTGTGTAATCCACCAATTGCTGCAGCCGCAGTTGCATTAGGCATATTAAATCCACGAGCAGCGCCACCAACTTCTCCCATAGCCTGAGTGAATGACGCTGTTCCAGGAAGTATGTTGTAACCCTGAGCAAGCATTGCAGCGGCTGCTGCATCTTCTCCCATGCCAGTAATGCCACCCCTAAGAGCACCAAATGTTGCTGCTGCTAAGCCAGCACGAGTCATTCCTGGTGCACGAGTGGCTGCTCCATAGAAACCAGAAGCACGAGATACAGTCATTCCTAAATCTGGAAGTGCGGCATAAGCACCGCCTGCAAGACCTAAGCCAAGTTGAATACCACCAATAGTCGCTGCGCCAGTTTTAGAGTATGCCCAAGGCATAGCATTTTGAGCACCACCAGTAGTTGAGGAGAAGGTGGCATTACTTGTTCCCAAGTTCATGCCAGGGCTTTGTCCCATGTTCATACCTAGGACCTGTTTTACACTGCCAAGAGTTGTACCAGCAAGGCCAGTTACTTTTTTTAAACCTTCGACAAGTTTATCTACTTGAGAGTTTAAACCCTTTAAACCTTTTTCAACATTGGAAATAGAACTAACGGGATCGTTATTGCCAATACTAACCATCAGTACTCCTTCCATATCTATTCTTGGCTATCTCTAACCAGTTATTTCTTTCTCTTTTAGACAAAATCTTTATGTCTTCTAGAGTCCAACCTTCGTACAAGTGCGTTAATGCTGCCCACTCAGAGAATAGGCGCATGTAGTGCGTTACGCTAGAACCGAAATAATGATCCTAAATTAATAGGAACCAGTACCTCACTTTCACAATTTGGACATGTAACAGTGACGTCGTCAAATTGTGGACCTGGCGCTCTGTGGTTTATTTCATCGATAATTGCTCTGCGATCTGAAACACTAAGTGTTTGAACCTGTGCCTTGCTAAACACTGGAGACTCGCCAATTCTAACAACGGTATTTTCTAAAATAATTGTGCTTAATTCGGCAGATGTCTTTTCCATATTATTAATCATTTCTTTTTGAACAACTCCATTTGGCAGTTTTACAACGTACTCAACAGACTTGCCCTTTACAGTAAAGACACGATCATTAACTGGATCAGTTAATACCTTAAACTTTATATCTGTATCAATATCTACCTGAACAATCTTTTGATCAGAGCAGCCATTACAGTAAGCAGGTACTTCAACCTTTTGACCAAATGTATTCTTTAAAATCCCAAGTAAAATTGCATCTCTATCACCAATTAATAACTGGTCTAGTAGGCGTTCATCCGCTTGTTCATCTCCAACCTTGACCGTTCCACGGTTAAGAATTGTCATGATTGCTTTTCCTAAATTTGTTGCTTTTGATATTGCCTCTTCATCTCTACCGTTAAGTTCACGAACTTCAACAGTTTTGATAACCTCCCCAGCGGCGTTTATATAGCCACCAGGAAGGTTTACAGTTGTGTCCGAAGGAAGGACAATATCTGGAGCAAGTTCCTTTGGCTCTTCTTTTAGAGCCTTTGTTAAGAGTTCGTTTGCCAATGCGGGATTAGCCGCTGCATTAATTGTGTTCGACATTATTTTCCTTTGTTAGATTATGCTGGGAATGCTGCTGCTGAAGTAGTTAAGTTTGTTGCCCAGTTAACATCAAAGCCCTCATGGACTAGTGTCATTTGTTCAACAAACAGAGCGTTGTCTCCAGCATTTAGATCAGAGTATGCCACAGAAGTTGGCCAGCAGTTATACACGTTAAAGCGCATCGCTACGTGGTCTGTGTCTGCTGGAGTATTACTGTCTGGAGTAGAACCTGGAATTGGGTGAGACAAAACTGCAATCTCTAGTTCGCAACGGAAATTCTCACCACGAGCACGGGTTGAACCTCCACCTTGAACTGTTGCAAACAAGTTTCTCATCCACTCCCAGTTTTGATTTGTTCCAAGAATTACACCACGTTGCAGTGTGATAGGAGCAAATGTAGTTTGTCCTGGAATCTGGTGAACGGTTGTGTTGTATCCACCTTCACGGTAAGGAATAGAGTCTGTTGTAACAGCCATTCCTGATATAGATGTAAAGCCTAGAGTTGCAGTTCCCAAGTTCTTTGTTGCAGTACTTGTAGCCGCAGCACCAGTTGCTGTACTTGTTAATGGTTTAAACGTAACTAAAAATCTAAAGTTACGTAATGGATCGGTAATTAATGATGACCGATTGTTAATGATTGTAGGCATTTATTTATTTCTCCTTCGGATTAGTTCAAAGTCTTTTGACTTAGATCGATGACAATGAACTCTGCTGGGTATTGAAGAGCAACACCAACCTCTATGTGTACTTCTCCATTTGCAATTTGTTGTGCGTTATTGTTTTCATTATCGCACTTTACAAAGTAAGCCTGTGAAGCAGTTGCTCCACGAAGACCGCCTTGATTACGGTATTCATTTAAGAATGAACCAAGACTTGTACGAATCTGTGCCCATAGACGCTCATCGTTATTTTCAAAGATTGCGAATTCAGTAAGATTCTGTAGTTGCTTACGGATGTAGATTAATGAACGACGCATGTTTACATACTTGTTAGCAGTTCCATCTTGCTTCAAAGTACGAGCACCCATCACTGAAAGACCAGCACCAGGAATCTGGCGAATTGGGTTTACTGGTGATGTGCTTGCGTTCATTGTGTCTAACTCAGTAGATGTGAATGACTTCTCAACTGCAACAACTCCTAGTAATGAGGTTGTAATACCAGCAGGGGCTTTGAATACGCCTCTGTTAGCATCAGTTGTTAAGTACAAGCCAGTTACTGCACCTGCTGGGCCAATCTTACGAAGAGCGCCAGTTCCACGGCCAATTGGATCAGCAATGAAAACAGGTGGGTAGTAGACAGCGGCATGACTTGAGTCAGTTAAACTTCCCGCAAATGAAACAGCGTTAGCCACTGTTAAATCTGGATCAGTGTCAATAACTACAAATCCTTCATTGCTTTCAGCCCAAGATGTAGCAGCGTCAAATACTGAAACTGTTCCAGAGGCTAGTGCGTTTGCTGCTGGTATAAACAGAACTAGTGCACGGTTTAAAGAGGATAGTCTTTCAAATACAGAAGAAGCAGTTCCCTTGTAAGCAGTGTAGTCAGTAGATGCTGTTGCAGTTCCATTAGATCCACCAGTTAGTGGATAGGTTGCTGAAACAATTGTTCCTGAAGTAGACGCACTGATAGAGATGTTTGGTGAAACTAAGTTAATAACAGTCTCAGCAAAATCACTTGATGTTGGATCGTTAAATACAACATTCTCATAACGCTCCAGAAGAACGTCATCAGTAATATCATTAGCAACACCTGACTCTTTGTAAAGAGTGAGTGTGTATGTGCTTGCAACACTACCTGCAGACACAACAACACGAAGGGTGTTGCCATCTGTTCCTGCATTCTTTGAGGTTACAGTTGCAACTACTGCGCTTCCAGAAGTTAATAGATCTACTGAAGCAGCATCTGCATCACTTGCTAGTAGGCGTTGAACATATAGTTCACGTCCGCCATTAGCAAAGAAAGAGCCAACTTGGAAGGTGGCTGGATAGGAAGCGTTGTAGCCTCCAAAATTCTTAGTAAATTCATACCAAGATGTAACAAGCGTTACTGATTCTGGGCCTTGTGCAAAAGGTGCAACAACTGCGCCAGCAGCATTTGCAGTAACTCCTGTTGGGAGTACTGCGGGTAGAAGGCGTTCACTGATGTAAACACCTGGACGGCTGTAAGCCATGATTTCTCCTAACTAGATTGGTATGGGTTCCTTATTGTTCTACGATGAATGATTCGATAGCGGTAAAATCTGAACGACCAATTACTTGGCTTCCAGTTGTACCAGTGACGTTAATTTGTAGCGCTTTGTATACTTGGTTGTAGGTTTCTGGTGCAATCTCACTTGAGACACGCACCGTTATTGCGTTTACGAATAAACGCTTTCCTTGCTCCGTGATATCTCTCTTAGAAATATCAAGGACATCTAGACGCCGAGTTGTACCGTACACGGTATTCGGACCTGTTTCTAATACAGCAAATCGTAATGGAATTTTTGTGTAAAGAAGTTGTGACAGCAATTGACGATCATGCCTTGGTTGACGAGCATAGGTTGTAATTTGATAATCGATGTTTACTGGAATTGGCCAGTTAATATCCCAGTTTTCTGTTTCTGAATTATACCCACTAGTTGGATCTTGAAGATATGCAGGCTTTACTCTTCCACGCATAGCACGAGGAATATCCTCAGAGATATCGATCATATCAATTGTTATGTATGGGTATGACTGATTACGAATTTCTTGATCAGGTTGACCAAACCATACGCCAACTGATCTGTTGGATACGTTATCAGTTACTGACTTTTGATCAGTCACATACATGTTTTTTAATAGATTTCTAAGTGCTTCATCTTCATCTAATAGGAATGACATTATCGGTTACCTAAATGTTTGGATGTTCGGCCAATTAAAAACTTTTCAGTTTCTTGTTGACGATTTTTAAACCGTCTAATGGCAGCGGTAGGTTGGGTGCTTGGAGTTCCGTACTCAAGGTCCATAGCCTCAGCACGATGACTCTTGTGCACGTTAACTGAGAAGGAGCCCTTGTTATGAGTCACATTTAATCCTCTTACAATATGAGATGGCCATCCAGAAGCCTGTGCTTCAGAACGAAGGTGGGCAGACATCATCCGTGTTGTTTCAACACTGGCTTTGTTTAGAGACTCTTTAAAGTTGTTTAGGTAGTTCACTTCTTTTTCTTCGCCTTCGACACAACCCTTGCTGCACCTAACGCATAGGCGGCAGTAGTACCAAGTATTAAGGCTGCGACGGCAGGACGCTTTTCTTTAGGGCGGAAACCAAACACACCCTTTATAAACTCTTCACGTTCATTCTGGTTGTTCATTTCAGCAACTTGCTGATACCAAGGCTTATAAGCCATAATAAATAACCCCTTTTTCGCAACCTGTGGGACAGTAGTCAGGCACCGCAGCGGTGTTCTGATACAGCAATGATAAATGAAAAAGCCCCCTAGTTGGGGGCTTAGTCATTACTACTTTTTAAACTTCTTTTCTCTTTTGTCTTCAGCCTTCTCGCCCTTCTTACCTTCTTTGGCTTCGTGCTTCTTAGACATAGATTTAATCTTTTTTACGTTAGCAACATCCATCTTGCGGTCATCCTCTTGGGACTTAGGCTTGCGATGCTTCTTATCCATCTTTTCAAACTTAGCCTTTTCCTCTTTGTCAAGACCTTTAGTGGTCTTGGCATCCTGCTTCTTGTCGGAGGCCTTGGTGTACTTCATTACATGCCCTTCTTACGAGGAAGCATGTTTTTGGTTTTACCCTTTTTTAAGGCTTTAAAATCAGCGCCAGTAATTTTATTTGTTGGCTTTGCAGCACTAGCAATCTTCATCTGCTTAGGTGTAAGGTCTTTCTTCATTATTTACCTTTCTGGCAAGTAGGGCACTTGCACTTGCAGTTCTTCATAGTGCATTTAAGGGCCATTATTTTTTGTCCTTTTTCTTATCTGTCTTCTTTTTAGCATACTTTTTGTTAGCAGCGGCTAGAGTCTTTTCTCCGTGTTTATCTTTTGGCTTCATACAGCCACAGGTAGCGCACATTATTTACCCTTTGGCTTTGGTTTGGCTTTTGGACCCTTACCGAATCCTGGTTGACCTTTTTTCTTACCGCATCCACATGTTGCACACATTGGCTTTTCCTATCTATGTCTTGCCGTTTTTTTGGCAATTGATTTGGGTTGTTTTACAAACTGCTTTCCCTTGCTATTGCCTTCTGCTTTAGCACGGTTGGTCGCAGCCTTTTCTGAAGGAGTAAGAGTATCCCACGCTTTGTCTGGTAGGTAACGCTTTTTACCTTTAGATTCTTTGCCATCTGAAGTGCGCCATTTTTCATTGCCCCACTTCTTTAGGGATTGTTGTGATTTAGCAAGAGCCATTACTTGTACCCTCCGCCTGCTTTCTTATATTCAGAAGCAAGAAGTTGAGCCTTACGAGCAGACCACTCTCCTGGATCTCCGCCTTTAGTTCCAGCCTTTATCTTCTTAAATAAACTCTTACGCATTCCAGGCTTGGTGTAATTACCAGCCTCATTTACTTTTGACTTTGGTTTTGCTGCTGCTTTTTTTGCTGCCACTTTTTGCTCCTTTCGATGCTGGTACACAGTTAGGCACTCTCTTGCCATTCTTTATCTTAAAACCTTTTTGAACGTAACCTTCCCAACATGCCATTACTTTTCCTTACCTTTATGGGGGTTGTTCTTGTGCCAATCCTTAACTGCTTTAACGCCCTGCTTAACTGTTTTAGATCCACCCTTTTTAGTTAGGTTTATCTTATCCCACTTACCTTGATCACCAGCGTGATCCACAATTACATCGCCTCTTTTATTCTTTTTAACAGTGTGCTTAGTGCCACCAGCCTTTAAAGTTTTTGGCTTCTCATCTTTCTTTTTGTTAACCATCAGGCTACCGACTTCTTATGTTTGTAACGCATTGGGGCCTTTGGTCTTCTAATTACGCCACCTTTTTTTCGCTTTGGTTTAGCGCCACCAGACTCATATCTACTTTCAGCAATGTTTGTTTCAACATTCTTCTGAGGCTGTTTACCAGCCCTTGCACCAATTCCTGAACGACGTTTCTTCATTACTTACTCTTCTTTTTCTTAGACATTCCCGCTTCGCTCATTGCAATAGCAATTGCTTGTTTCTTTGATTTAACTACTGGGCCTTTTTTAGAGCCGCTATGAAGTTTTCCTTCTTTGTACTCTTTCATAACCTTCTCTACCTTACCCTTTTTAACAGCACTTGCTTTCTTAGCCATTATTCCTCTTCCTCTTCGAACTCTTCATCAAAGGCATGATCATCATACTCTTTGTCATAGAATAGTATCTCATCTTCTTCAAAGAGATCTGGATCTAATTCAGACTCAAAATCTTCCACAATTTATTACACTGGAAACACTAGACTAGAAAGCCAAGCAGAGGTTGAGTCAGGGGTAACATTCCCATTAGTGTAAACAGTGATGTGCGTTAACTCAGAGGTGCCAAATTTTTGAGCAGGAATTACAACATCTACAGTTGGTCTATACTCAACTGGCAAATTAAACGCTGTAGAATTAGCAGTTCCACCAGATACATTTCCTCGTAAATAAACTACTCCATCTATTTTTTTATATGCTGGTGAGTTACCTCCTGTATAACTATTGCTAAAAGAAGAAATTGAAATCCAACCAGAATCTGTAGTTGCACCAGAAGGACCCTGTGTGCCTTGAGTGCCCTGTGCACCAGTTCCACTAGCACCTTGTATACCGACTGTGCCTTGAATACCCTGTACTCCCTGAACGCCTTGTGCACCTTGTGCTACTGCGGAACCACTAAGTCCTTGAGCACCATTAAATCCTTGGACTCCTTGAGAGCCATCTCTACCCTGAACTCCTTGAGCGCCTAATGTTCCTTGAGTTCCTTGTAATCCTTGTACACCAATGTTTCCTCTTGTACCTTGAACTCCTTGTGCAGCAAATGCACCGTCTAATCCTTGAGTTCCTAGGGCACCTTGCACACCTTGAGTACCACGAGTTCCTTGTGTACCTTGAATTCCATCATTACCAACGGTGCCCTGAATACCTTGTGCACCTTGTGCACCAACAGTTCCAGTTCTACCTTGAACACCCTGCGTCCCTTGGGAACCAGTTGCACCTTGAGCGCCAGTTAATCCCTGTGCACCACGGGTGCCTTGCACACCTTGAGTTCCTGTAGCACCTTGTGTACCAGTATCGCCCTTAGTTCCTTGTACGCCTTGAGCGCCAGTAGATCCCTGCGTACCAAGTGCTCCTTGAGATCCAAGTGTGCCCTGTGCGCCAACAGTTCCTTGCGTGCCCTGTGAACCAGTCGCACCAGTAGATCCCTGTGTTCCTAACAATCCCTGTGTACCTTGTGATCCTGCAGTACCTGCAGTGCCTTGTGTACCTGCCCCAGTTGCACCACGAGAACCTTGTACACCAGTTCTACCTTGCACACCTTGCGGTCCTTGAATGCCTTGAAGAGTTGCGTCTGTTTCAATTCCTTGAACTCTTGTATTTAAATTATCTAATGCAGCATTTAAAGTAACATCCCAATTATTTGCACCTCTAACTGGCTTAACAAATGTCATTAGATACCTTTCCTAAACTCCATAAGTTTCACTACCAAATTCGCCCTCACCAAATCCATCATTAACTGTAAGTGGAGAGTACTCACCGTTAAACTGTGGATCATTAACCAATTCTTCTGGGTTAACTTGATTACAGTCAATAGTTACTACCGCATAATTCTCAGCGTAATGACCACGAGGAAGGACACGAGTAGGAACAAAGACTATATCTTGATAAACAATTCTATCTTTTATATGGTCATTTGGATTGGTAAGCATGCTAGGCACTAACCTGTTTAAATCCGCAACGCTAATAACTAAACGCAAGGTATCGACGGTGTAGAAACCTCGTTCGTTCATGACGTTGGTACCACGAATAACCTGAGCCAGAATTACAGGCATCTTAAATGAATCGTTCCATCGGCGGCCCTTGCCATCTGTCTGATTTGATACATCGTAAATTGGGTCTACGTAGTTGTCGTAATCAGCGACTAATGCGGCATCGTCCCAAACCCACCAGTCAACCTCAGTACCAACGGGATCACGAAGTTCGTCAACGATGCCTTCATCAATTGACTTGTTCTCAAAGGGGATCTTAAATCTTCCCTGAACTTTAGTTCCACGCATAGAGGGTATTGTCCCTTATGAAGGCTAGGAATAAAGGATAAAAATTAAGCCTTGCTATTCCAGTATAGGTTGTAGTAATCGGCGTTTAATTGGAACCTTTTTATGTGGGTTGCAATCGCTCCAGTATGGGCATGCAAAGGAATTCCTACTTTTTTTAACTTTCTAAAAAAGGACACATCTTCACTTATAAACTCGTCCCCTACACCTACTTGTTCAGCAAACAACGATTCATTCGGGTACTTATTTTTTAGTTTTTCAATAATTGATTTATGCATTAATACCAGTCCCATTCCAGCAGAATCGCATCTAATAACTTGGTTTTGTGGTAGTGGGTGAATAAACTCTACTTGAAAAGTATTTTCTTCAACATCGTTAAAAACAACTGGGTAAGGAACCATTAACGATCCATCTAATTCTTTTGATACAAAATAAACACCAGTTATAACTGGATGCGTATCTTTGTCTGCAACATCCCAAAGTTTTTGTAGTACATCAATTGTTACACAGATATCCGAGTCTACCCACAGTAACCAATCACTCTTTAAAGTATTTGACCAATAATCAAAAAGAACTTGACGTTGCCTTCCTATTTGGTTTCCTTCAACACGAACTGAAGATGAAATATGTATTCCATTTTTAGGACCAGAAACTAGAGCACCTACAATTCCATCTGTAAATCTACCATCAGTTGTCCCATTATCGCACCAACCAATAGAGACTTTTTCATTGTTTTCTATCATTTTAGTTGAACTCCTTACGAGTCCAAAACATTGTTTTATATTTATCAAAAAATTTTGTAACTAATATACTAGTTACTTTATTCTGTTCTTTTATTTCTTTTTCAAATCCTAGTTTTATTTGCCATTTGTCTCTTTTAAAAGGTATAACTTGTGCTATTGGAGTTCCTTTTGGAATGAGTCCTTCAAAGTTAGGATCATTAACAATAAAAGGAAAATTAACTGGAGCAGTATAAGTATCCGTATCTACAATTCCTGGAAGAATAGTAAATACTGCTTCTCTGTGCATTGGTTGGGTAAATAAAGTTGAATATCCTTTAGGAGTTTTAACAGCCCAAGGGTTCATCCATTTAGGATAAGCGTGTTGATTACGTGCTGGATGGTTAGGCGCTTGTTCAATTGGGTGGAAACTTATAAGCCCCAAAGAAGACCATTCAAAAAATTGAATACTTTCTTTAAGACTTACGTATACATCAGCAGGTGAAGTAATGATATACCCAGCAGTTATAGCATCAAATACTGGTATACAACGTTTTATTGTAGCATCAGTAGCGCCTGCACCAGTTGGTTTTTTAATGTTGCCAATATAAGATTTAGTGTCTTTGTACCAATCTGGTGTAAATTTGGAAGCAGGTTGTGGCTGTTCTATGTCCACACCAGATGTGTTAGTAAATGTGATCTCCATGTTACGCCTCGTTACTAATTGATGATTGTTGTATCTTATAACATCAAAAAGAATTTTGGCAAACTTTTATATGCGTTACTTTTAAATTGGTTATTCTATTTCTTTCCAATTTACGTCTTCTTCTGACCAATCATATCTTTTTCCATCAGTAGGGTAACTAATAGGTGGCACCCAATTACATGTTGTTTCATCTAATACTGATGATGGATAAGGTTTTGGTCCAATAAACGCATCTCTTTCTTCATCGTACGTAAAACCAATTCCAGCATAATTTTTACGAAACCCATTAGTTGCGGCATTGTAGGATGTTTTTACCCACCTGCCACCAAGATTATTGACTAACCAGGAGTAACCCTCATCACCAGCAGGGTCATTGTTATCCCCAACAAGAACTCGGATAACTTTGTTATCAGCGTCTAATTCAGCCCAATGTGACATTTTATCTCTTTTCTCTCTGTGTTATTCAAACCAAGTAACAAAACATACGCCAGACCCACCAGCACCACCATTACCACCACTACCATCACTAGAGCCACCACCGCCGCCTCCGCCACCAACGTTTACAGATCCTGACGCAGCATTTTCACCCTCTCCACCATCTCCCCCACCAGCGGCACCAGGAGTTAATCTTCTTCCAACGCTATTGGTTCCGTACCAACCCCCTACACCACCACCGCCACCAAACCCAAAACCTCCAGGTTGACCAGGAGTTGGATCAAAAGAATAACTAAGGTTACCAGTTTGCGCAGTTGAGTCTGATACTCCACCTCTTCCAGAACCTTCAGGAACAGAAAGAGTTCCACCTTGGATTGTCCCACCTTCTGAAGTTAGCAAGTTACCAAAACTAGAAGCACCACCTGAATTTGGTGCAGATCCGCCACCTCTAACACCACCAGTACCACCAGCACCAATTGTCACAGTTACATTTCCAGATGCAATTTCAAAACTTCTATTTTTAACTGCTCCACCAGAACCGCCAGAAGCGCCTTGCGATTGACTAAAGTTTGCTTGTCTACCACCAGCACCGCCACCTACTAATAATACTTCAACACTTCCACCGTAATTAGATACAGTTGGTACAGCGAATGTTCCACTGGCATTAAAGACCTGCTGTTTTTTTGAACGCACTCCACCACCACCACCTGCTGATGGAATTGGAAATACTGAAAGTCCCATAATGTGTTTTATCCTTTTCTATTCAAACCAAGTAACAAGACATACGCCAGACCCACCAGCACCACCAGAGCCACCGCTAGAGTTGTCTGAACTTCCGCCGCCGCCACCACCGCCAGCATTCACAGATCCTGACGCAGCAGTACCAGGTCCTTCACCACCATCTCCACCACCAGCGCCGCCAACAGATCTTCTTCTACCAAGGTTTGTATGAGCACCAGCACCGCCGCCGCCAGAGAAACCAAAAGTTCCAGGTTGACCAGGAATTTCAGTCCATGAAACTTCAGTATTTCCATTGCTGCCAAAACTTGTTTGTATTCCACCTCTTCCAGAACCTTCAGGATTAGAAATAGTTCCACCTGAGATTGCTCCACCTTCTGAAGTTAGCAAGTTACCAAAACTAGAAGCACCACCTGCACTTGGTGCGGCTCCAAAGTTTGCAACACCACCATTACCACCAGCACCTACTGTTACAGTTACAGATGCGCCAGATGTTACTGCAAGAACTCTACGCTTTACTGCTCCGCCAGAACCACCTGCTCCAGATGCGCCAGGATGATTTGCTTGTCTACCACCAGCGCCGCCACCTACTAATAGTACTTCAACATTGCCACCGTAATTAGATACGGTTGGCGCAGTAAAAGTTCCAGTAGAATTAAATGTCTGTTGTCTCTGCTTAGTTATTGCAGCGCCACCACCGCTAGATGGAGTTGGAAATACTGATATTCCCATTAAACTATCTCCACTCCTGAAATGTGAAAATTCACTGTTGTTGCCGAGGCAGACCCTGTAATTGTTTTAGGAGTTGCATTTGCTGGGATAACTTGTTTTAAATCAAAGTAAGCAGTTGAGTTTGCAGCAAGTGATGAGCCAGACTGAATTGCAACACTGTCAATATTTATTGTAAAAGTTGCAGCAGAAGTTGCTGTATTTGTTACGGCAATATTGGTTACTACAGTTGTTGTAGAAGTGTTGGGAACTGTGTATAGAGTTGTGTTTGAGGTCGCTGCAGCAGTTCTTGCTAGGACCTTTGAGGTTACAGCCATGAGTTACTGTCCTTTCGGGAGGTTATGAGGTATAGATTAAAGGTTAGTTTTAGGCTGTGTGTGCTAAACATATGCTAATGTTTGGGCATGAATTTGGTACAAAAATCGGTATCTATGGGCGGAAAATTAGCACCCATAATTCTCCCTGGTAATGAGACCTCTGGCATGGGCTTAATGAACCCCTCCGTCTACATAGACAAAGATGGCGATATCCTTTTAAATTTGCGCCACGTTAACTACACCTTGTATCACTCAGAGAATGATCAGAAGTTCCCATGTCCATGGGGCCCACTCTCTTACCTTCACCCAGAAAAAGATCAGAGATTAGTAACGACTAATTTCTTATGTCTTTTAGATAAAGACTTAAATCTTGTTAAACACACCAAGGTAGATTACTCAAAGTTTGATGTTAAGCCTCTCTGGGAGTTTGTTGGCGAAGAAGATTGCCGAGTAGTCCAATGGGATGATGAGTACTACCTAATTGGTGTACGAAGAGATACAACTCCTAATGGCCAGGGCCGAATGGAGTACAGCAAGGTTGAGATTGATAAAGAGGCTTGGACGGTTAAAGAGGTCTCTAGATTAAGAATCCCACCCCCAATAGATCCTAACTCTTACTGTGAAAAGAACTGGATGCCTATTATTGACATGCCGTTTCACTTTGTTAAGTGGGCTATGCCTACAGAGGTTGTTTGGGCTAATCCAGAAAAGCAAGAGACTAAACAAGTTATTGTAAAAGATACTCCACGCCCAAAGATTGATCAACGAGGTGGCTCTCACGTTGTTAGGTGGGGTGAGTACTACATAACAGTTACTCATGAGGTAAGACTTTGGAAAAATTATTTAAACCAGAAGGACTCCGTATATCGTCATAGAGTAATCGTTTGGGATAAAGAGTTTAATTATTTGGGGTTAAGTAATGAGTTTTCCTTTTTAGATACTCCAATTGAATTCTGCGTAGGTGCGGCAATACAGGGTGAAGACTTGCTACTAAGTTTTGGCGTCCAAGACAATGCTGCATTTGTTCTTAGAACTCCTGCGGCAGTTGTTAACGGACTTATATCGGAGGCATTAAAGAATGCAAATTGAACAATTAACTATTGAGTTGTCTGCAGATTCGTTTAATGCCGAAAAGAATTTTGCATTAGCACTAGAGTATGAGCGTCTTGGGCAGTTAGCCTCAGCAGCAGGCTTCTACTTAAGGGCCGCAGAGTTTGGCTATAAAACAAATCCAATTATTGCTTATACCTCCCTCTTAAAGATGGCTTTGTGTTTTGATAAGCAACAGGATAGAGGTGGCACAGTAATAACTAATCTACTTGAGGCTATCGCATTCTTACCTGGTAGACCAGAGGCATACTTCCTACTATCTCGCATATATGAAAAGAACAAGAAGTGGCATGAGTGCTACACATTTGCAGAGTTAGGTCTTACTGCATCAGCGGCTTCAGTTAACTTTCCATTGCCAGCATCTGTTGATTATCATGGCTCATACTGCTTAAAGTTTGAGAAGGCTGTGAGTGGCTGGTGGATAGGTCGCAAGGATGAGAGCAAGGCGTTGTTTATTTACCTACTTGATGAATATCGAATGGCTCCTGAGTATGTGAGTGGCTGTGTAAATAACTTAAGGCTGTTTGAATGAAATTTCCAAACTGGTTTAAAAGCGTAGAAGGATACTTTCGCCACGTACCCAATGAGCCACTACGGGCTCTACAAATTGGTACATATACAGGGGATGCTACCGCTTGGCTACTAGCCAATAGAGAAGTAGAGATGCTATACGACGTGGACACTTGGCAAGGTAGCGATGAGCAAGCACACGACTCTTTAGACTTTTCCTCAATAGAAAAATACTACGACTTTAGATTTACAGATAATAAAAATATTACAAAGTGCAAGATGACTAGTGATGAATTCTTTAGTAAGACTACGCATACCTTTAACTTTATCTACATTGATGGAGACCACACAGCATTACAAACCGCTCTTGATGGATTAAATGCATTTAAGGTTCTTGAGCCAGGTGGAGTAATGGCCTTTGATGATTACGAATGGTATTACGGTGGTAAGAAGTTCTTAGAACCTAAACGTGGTGTTGACGCATTCCTGTCAGTGTGTGAAGGTGAATACAAGATTATTGAAACTGGTTATCAGGTGTGGATTAAGAAGTGCTAGATAAGTGTACCTTTGAAGTATTTCATACCGATACGGGTAACTCACTTCGTAATCAATCTTACAATAATATCCTAGAGACAATGGCTGAGGTACCTAGACTTGGATCTCCTACCTATTACTTAAACACAAAAGAAAAAGCAGAACAATACCTATCTCAAGAAGATGCAGTAAAAATAAACGTAGTTGAAGATTATGCCCAACCAGGGGAGACCTTCCCTCCTAGTTCTGGAGTAGTTGGAGTATGGGCTAGTAACTATGAGGCGTATAAAGCCTTCTTAGAGACTGATAAAGAGTACCTAATTATTTTTGAAGACGATGTAGTACTTAGCAAGAATTTCTTGACGGTATTAGAAACTTATGTAAAGGAATTGCCATATGACTGGGATTTCTTTTCTTTCTTTGTTCCTGATGATTCTTTATTTGCATACACTCAAGAACATAATATTGGGCAATTATTTGTGTGTAGGTCATATCAGCAGTGGTCATGCGCTGGCTATATAGTCAGTAGGCAGGGTGCTGAGAATGTCTTACGTAAGGTAAGGAACCAAGGAGCCAGTGCCCCAATAGATTGGTTTATATTTAATTTTAGAATGAAGAAAGAGGATAACCAGCCAGTATTTGAGACCTACACTTTAAAGCCGCATGTGTATAAGCCAATTAAGTTTTTATTAGGCGCAGCACAGTACAGTCAAATACATAATGGCAGTACAGAAGTTATTGTTTAGTAAATACCCATAACTATTTCTTCTGCAGTTACTGTACCTGTTGGAGCAGTTCCTGCTGTTCCTTGAGCACCCAAAGTTCCTTGTGTACCTTGCGAACCAATAGTTCCTTGAGTTCCAACACCAAGTGTTCCTTGCGTACCCTGTGCACCTGTAGCGCCTTGAGAACCTAATGCACCCTGAGAACCAACAGTTCCTTGAGCACCTGTGTTACCTAATGTTCCCTGTACTCCTTGGGTTCCTTGAGTACCCTGAACTCCTTGAGCGCCTAGTGTTCCTTGAACTCCTTGAGATCCAACAGTTCCTTGTGAACCTTGTGCACCAGTTAATCCTTGAAGGCCTGTTGTAAAGAGAATTAATTCAATAGCATTATTGTTAGCAAATGAGTTATTTCCAGCGCCACCATCACCTGTTCTTGTTACTGGAATCTTTACATAACTATTTGTTACAACAGTTACAGCGCCAGTTACTTCATAAGTAATGTAGATATTTGAATCGGCTTTTTCTTGGATAATGATGTTGTCGTACTGCTTAACAAGTCCTAGATAGACGTCAATATCAACAGCACTGTCATTGATGTGGTCTACGTAGAGGAAGGTTGCAGATGTCTGCGTTGTGTTATTCCAACGAAGTTTTCCTGCACCTGGACGAGCATCTGCTGTTGTTGTATCAGCCTTGTAGTTAAAGTTAGAGGTAGAACCACCATTTAAACCAGCAGTACCTTGAACACCCTGTGCACCGTCTACGCCCTGTGTACCTTGAACGCCTTGAACTCCTTGTGTTCCTTGTATACCTTGAACGCCTTGAGTACCATCAGTTCCTTGTGTGCCCTGAGTTCCCTGAGTTCCCTGAGTACCCTGAGTACCTTGAGTTCCTTGAATAGAAAGACTCTGTACACCTTGGGTTCCTTGGATGCCTTGAGTTCCTTGTGTACCTTGGGTGCCCTGTACTCCTTGTGCACCGTCTACACCTTGAGTGCCCTGTGTACCTTGGGTTCCTTGAGAACCAGTTTCTCCCTGTACACCTTGTAAACCCTGTACTCCTTGAACGCCCTGTAATCCTTGAACACCCTGCAAACCTTGAACGCCTTGAACTCCTTGAACTCCTTGAACTCCCTGAATACCCTGTAATCCACCATAGGCTAAACCAGCCCAGTCAGATGTTCCGTTACCAACTTTAAATTTACCAGTGTCTGTCTCTGTTCCTACTTCACCAGCAGCAAGCGTTGGATTATTAGCAGTCCATTGAGCCGCAGTACCACGACGTAGTTTGATTGTTACTGACATTAAATTACTCCTCCACCATCATAGGAACTTGTATACGTATCACTGCCGCCTGCTTCGTCTCCTCCATCGGCTACACCTGTTACAGTGTCAGAACCACCAACTTCATCTCCACCCTCAACTATATCTGCAGAAACGTTTGTTGTAATTTCAAGCCACTGCACTCCGTCAAATACATACACATTACGTGCATCTGTATTGTAGTAGATGTCACCTACATACCTGCCAGTAGGCTCTGTGCCTACGGCAAGTACGTTGATAGGTACGAGGGCTCTTTTACTCATAGTAGTTAGGCTTTAACTACTACTCTATAGGTCTCACCTGATGCAGGAGCAACTGCGAATCCAATTGCAACTCGGTTAACAGTTGATTTTGTAACATCGGTTACTACCTCTTGAGCAGTTGCGATATCCCAGACAGTTACAAGAATATCTGTGGTGTTTAAGTTGTGATCGATATTAAAGGATGTTGCAGAGTATGGACTTACTGGAGTAATGGTCTCTGCGTAAGATCCAAGTTGACCAGAGATACCTTGAGCACCCTCTGTTCCTTGGGCGCCAGTAGTTCCTTGAGTACCTTCCGTACCTTGGGCTCCAGTTGTACCTTGTACACCAGTAGCACCATCTAGGTTGATAGACCAAACAGCGTATGTTCCAGAACCTCTAACGTCATTGACGTTTACAACGAGTGTGTTAGTTCCTGATGTGTAACTGACTACAGTTGCAGACATGTTGTTGTTTACATCGTAAGCAACTACTACATCTTGACCTACTGAGTATGAAAGATTTGGATCAGCCAGTACAAAACTTACGTTGTTTGCTACTGCAATTGAACGTGATGTTGTAGAGGTTGTCTTGTAGCGATCAGATAGTCCTTCTGTACCTTGAGCACCCTCTGTACCTTGGACGCCTTGAGTACCGTTTGTACCCTGAGTTCCTTGTGATCCTTCAGTTCCTTGTGATCCTTCAGTTCCTTGTGATCCTTCAGTTCCTTGGGCACCGACAGTACCTTGAGTACCTTCAGTTCCTTGAGAACCTAAAGTACCTTGTACGCCTTGTGCAGCAAGTAATGTCCAGAATGTTCCTTCTGAAGGAGTATCTCCAACATTTCCACCATTAGCATTTTTGCGGTACCAAGTCTGTCCTTGGTAAGTTGCTACATCGCCAACTGCATATGGTAGTCCTGGGTTATAAGCGCCAGTAAAGTTCCAAAGTGCCGCTGTACCTTGAGTACCTTGCGTTCCTTCAGTACCCTGAGATCCAACTGTTCCCTGGGCTCCTTCAGTACCTTGCGCTCCTTCAGAACCTTGTACGCCCTGCGTACCTTGGGTTCCTTGAACTCCCTGTGTACCTTCAACACCCTGTACTCCTTGAGTACCCTGTGTGCCTTGGGCTCCAAGTGTTCCCTGTGTACCTTGAGAACCAACGGTACCTTGTACACCCTGTGCACCAGTTGTACCTTGAGCACCAGTATCACCCTTGTCACCGACTCGTGCAAAAGTTAAGTAGGTGTTGTCATTGTTATCAAGTGCTAGTGGTCCCGATACGTATGCAACTGGAACTGTAAAGTAAGCACCAGCATTTTCATTATGAGTTCCAATAATCTGGAAGAATGCATAGTTAAGAGGATCAGTAATATCTGTTACTTTAATTGTTCCCTTGATGCCTGATGTTGAGTCATCAATAGTTTGAAGGAATGATGTAATGTTAACTGCATTTGCATCGATATTATCAATGTAAAGTTCAGTTACAGATGAAAATGTTGTAGAGTCAAACTTGTAGTTACCTGCAGTTGGATCTGTATCTGCGGTATTAGTTAGGTAATTGTACTCAAATGTTTCTCCACCAAATGTACCTGTAGCACCTTGTGTACCTTCAGTACCCTGGGTACCTTCTGCACCCTGAGTTCCTTGAGTACCTTGGGCTCCTTCAGATCCTTGTAGACCTTGAGTACCTTGGGTTCCTTGAGTACCTTGAGCACCGAGAGTTCCTTGTACGCCCTGTGTTCCCTGTGTACCTTGGACTCCTTGAGTTCCTTCGGTTCCTTGTGTTCCTTGAGCGCCTTCGGTTCCCTGGGCACCTTCAGTTCCTTGTGTACCATCAGTACCTTGCGTACCTTCTGTACCTTGAGATCCTACTGTGCCTTGAGTACCTTGTGCTCCTTCTACGCCTTGTACACCCTGTGTTCCCTGAGTTCCCTGTGCGCCAAGAGTTCCTTGTGTTCCCTGTGAACCAACGGTTCCCTGTACGCCCTGGGCTCCTTCAGTACCTTGTGTACCTTGAGCACCAACATCACCTGTACGTGCAAATGTAAAGAGTAAATCATCTCCATCAGTAAATGTTCCATTACCAGAAACATAAGCAACTTCTACATCAAACCAATTTGGTGCTGTGTCTGTAACACCAGCAATTGTGTAAAGTGCAAAAGTAGCGGTATCAAATTTCTTAGATACCTTTACGTGACCCTTGATAGTAGAAGTTGAATCATCAATTGTCTGTAAGAAGTTAGAGACGTCATAGTTACCATCAGCAGGATTATCATCTAATGCAATGCGTGTAACTAGAGTTAAATTGGCATTATTTAGACGAGCATTGTTGTCGCCTGGATCTGCCATTGTAGTAGTGTCATCATAAATATACGCAACTGTGATACCACCAAAGTTACCTTCAGCACCCTGAACACCTTGCGATCCTTCAAGACCTTGAGCACCAATTGTGCCTTGTGTGCCTTGCGCTCCTTCTGCTCCTTGAGTTCCTTGAGTTCCTTCGGAACCTTGTACGCCTTGCGCTCCTTCAGAACCCTGTACTCCTTGAGTACCTTCGGTTCCCTGCGTTCCTTCGGTTCCCTGTGTACCGTTAGATCCATCAAGACCCTGAGCACCATCAAGTCCTTGTGCTCCAGCAGTTCCCTGAGTTCCTTGAGAACCAAGTGTGCCTTGAGTGCCTTGTGAACCTACAGTTCCTTGTACTCCTTGTACTCCTTGTGCACCAGTAGTACCTTGGGTACCCTGTGCTCCAGTAGTTCCTTGTGCACCAGTGCTGCTATTAATCCATGCAGAGCCGTTCCAAGTGCGTAGAAAACCTAGTACTGTGTCAAAATAGATTTGGCCAACAACAGGAGATCCTGGGGCCTCGGCTAAATTTTGTATTCTTGCATTTAGTAATTCTAATTTAGTTAAATCAATCGGGGTTAAAAACTTACGTGCCATTTACGTTATCTCCTTAAGATAAGTATGCTTTGCCTGAAAAGGCTTGAGAGAACGAGACCGTAAGTGAGTTCAAATTAGTGTACGTTATTTCACCCTCGTAGATTGTACCAGCAGAGTCTACAACTGTGACGTTAGGCTTAAAGCCTAAATTATGAGTTATTACCCAGGAGTTACTGACTGCTCCTTGGGTGTGCTCGTAGGCTAGAACCTGTGGCACAAATGTGGTTCCATCTGTTGTTCCAAAATTTTGCGTACCTGATGGGGTAGTAATAAGAATTACATCATTTACTACAACTGGAACAGTTGTCCCTGGTCTTACATACTGGCTCATTGGGTTACCTCGCTTGTCGTAAAAATACCTCCAGAAACGTATGTCTTTGTAACTCCATCTGGGCTCGTCATTTGTACATCGTAGTAGGACGTTCCAGGAAGTAAACGTGTCTGTTCTTCAGTTAAAGATAATTTTAAGGTACGAAGCCCATCTCCGTCTGCAGAACCTACATTTGGTTTTGTAATTGTAAACTCGGTCAGTAGTTGTGCTGCTCCTGGAAGTACACGTATCTGGGCTACTGCCTCGTAATTCGTAATTTCAATATCAAGAAGAATACTCCACTCAAAGTCATCTCCCTCGTATACATAGAGGTCTTGAACGATGGTAGTTACTGGTGGATCAGTATCCCCATAAGTTGGGATAGGAATGCGGATTCTATTAGCAACAGTCCTATCATCAATCTCTTTAGGTCTAAAGATTGGTACATAACGATTTGTTGTCTTTGAAATTCTGCGGAAACTAAATACATCAATTTTGTATAGACCAATACCAAGTTGAGAACACAACTCTTTGTATTGTTGTTTTCTACTTTCAATCATTTGCATTAGTTGTTGGTAACGCTCAGAGCGTGGGATAGTCACACCATCTGGAGCAAAGACGTTAATATCAAAAGCAGCATCATTCGCTAGAGTGTATAAAGCCAATGTTGATGCGTACAAAATAACTGGGTACTCTTCAAGCGTTGGAAGGTTTTGAATAGAGACGTCTCTACCATAGGCATCTGTGTGATATGCGGAATGTTGTAAAAAGGCCGTGCTTATATACTGTTGTGTCTCAGTAGTTGTAAAGTATCTAAAGTAGTTACCAGCAACAATTATTGAGTCACCTTCGTCTGGAACCGTATCAAATACAAGATATCCAGTTTGTTCCTCTACCTCTACATCTGAAGAGACATCATTATTATTTTGATTAATTACTAAGTTTGCACCATCTAGGGGGGAGTATGGAACTAAGAATCTATTTGTAGTTCCATCTGCTGTAAATTGATACACAAAGGATTTTGGAATATCACCAAGTTCAGACCGTAATCGATCTGCTAGAGTTGCAATTGTAGCCACAAAACCTCCGTAAAAGTACGGTGATAATCATCTCGTGTTATCACAATTTAATCAGCGCAAAATAAAAAGGTCCAACCCCCAACTGGGAGGAGGGCGGGAACCAGTTGAGGATCGGACTATTTGCGACGGCTGTTTAGTTTGGCCGCCAAATGTATCCAAGTTGCTCTAGATAACTGGCAAGACCTGATGGAACACGGTACTTAACACCTTGTTTAAATGTGTAAGTATTTCCGACCCCGTAAGTCATCTCTTCGATATCGGTAATTGTTCTAATGATTACGTAGTCATTAGCAGTAGAAACTCCGATGTTTTCAATTTCATCTAGGACTAGAGGAGCATCTGGCTTCTTAGGATCAAAAACATCCTTTTCCAAACTCTCTGCCTCAACCTGATTAGCAATAGAAATTTCTTCTTTACGCTTTTTTAATGCTTCTGCATTCTTCTTTGATGCTTGTTCCGCTGCACGCCCTGTTGCGTCTAACGGACTTGTCTGTGAATTTGCCACGGTGTTTATTCTCCTAAGTTAGTTTGTTGTTGATGGCTGTGGGCCAAAGAAGGAGTATGACCCACAGACATCGGGTAATGATTGTCTTAGTTTGTGTAAACCTTGACGATTGCTTGGTCTGTAATTACACCAAGACCCCAGATTGCGTACCATGCAAGAGCATGCTCACGACCGAAGTCAAGAACACCACCATCACGTAGTTCAACTGGTAGAGAGATTGCGTGACCAAAAGCGTTGTCACCAATCATGATAGATTCGTAAACTTCAGCACCGTTACCAGTTGCTGATGTTAAGTAACCTGCTTCTGCTGTGAAGTTAGCAGACTCTGGGTTACCACCGCTTCCTGGGGCTGTGTTAGCCTTAACAGGAGCATTCCAATAATCAGTTGGTACACCAACAGATGTTGAAGTTGTGTAAGAAGCGTTAATTGCTAACTTCTTAACCTGAGTTGTTTCGATGAATACTACGTCGTATAGACGACCGATTTCACCTAGCATGAAGTTACCTGGAGCAGCGTACTTCGTAACTTCGATGAACTCTGGGTTCGAACGAATATCACGAGATTGCTTTGGATGTACGAATTGTACGTATGTCTCACCTAAGCGAGGAATGTTCTTTCCTGCAAGAGTAAGAGCAGCATCCTTTACAGCACCAGTTGATAACTTGAAGTTACCATCTAGATCTGAAATTTGTGTTGCTTTTGTACCTTCGTTGTACCAGTCGTTAACACCTTGTACTGATGAACGGTCATAACCGAACACTGCAGAAGTTGCTGCAGACAGTGTGTTACGTGCTTGTAGATCTAGGTATTGCGCCATGTGGCGACCTAGAAGACGTGACGCAGATGCCATAACGTCATCAAATGATGCGTTAAGTAATAGTTCAGAAACTGCTACTGCGTAGCCGTGCTCTGCAACTGTAATTGCAATCTGCTCTGCTGTTAATGCAGAAGTTGTCATACGAACACCCTCTGTAAGAGGTGTTGGATCGACAGCGAAGTTCTTGTAGCGTAGGAAGTTAACACGGAGACCAGGTGCTACACCTAGTTCTGTCTTCTTAACTGCAAATTGTTCGAATCGAAGAATTGGCATTGCCTGGAACAAAATTTCTTTTGACCAGATTGTTTGAATCGCTTGATTCAGGCTTGAGTTCGAGCCTGAGTAAGCGGTTGGGGCGGAAGCGAGTTGCCCTGTACCTGTAATTGCACTTGCCATTTAGGTCAAGTCCTTTCTTAGTAGTTGTTTGGGATTAACCGAACAGTCCCTGACCACGATTGCTTGCTGCAGTGCCAAGTAACTTGGCTCTTTGTTTCGCATAGTCCGCCAATGACATTTCCCTGATTGAATCAGGCGTGTACGATTTTTGTTCCGAGTCATTATCGAGGGGTCCTGCGGCAGGATTAGTAATTCTAGTTCCTGCCATTTGTTGTCTTGCGCTTTGCATCGCTTGTTGAGCGGATGACAAAATTCGAGCAGATTTTTCTTTTAACATTGCGATGCTCTGCTCAACCTCATCAGCATTGTTTCCATCAACTAGATCAAGAAGTTCAGGAACAATATTTTCCCGTTCTTGCTCAATACGTTGTTGACGATAATTCATAACTTCTTGGAACTTACGTTCTTGATCTAGGAGCGCAAAAGCACGTTCTCTTTCAAGACGTTCAGTATCTAATAGAGCCTGAAATTCTTGCTCCTTCTTTAGGAGGAGTTCTTTAGCAGAAAGTTCAGATTCTTCTTGTTCTTTCTGCAGTGCTGTTTTACGGGCTTCTTCTTCAGCAATACGTTTTTCACGTTCTGCTTCTTTAGTTGCTTGATCTTCACGAGCCTTCTTCAAAGATGCAAGTTCTTCTTTCATCTTTTCCATCTGTGGGTACAATTTTGCTTTCTCTTGTTCACGAGCCTTAGCAATATCGTCTGCGCTATACACAGAATTTACCTCACTTGTGTTTTCTACTGCTGGAATTGCCGCCAGAATTTCTGGAGACAATAGGTCAGCATTCTCTACGGTATTTTCCATAGTAATCACCTATTTTTCTTGGGTCGTTGTCCGTATGCCTTTCGGCGTATCACTGGGTTTAGTACAAGACAATTTCATTACAAAATGTGTGAAATGTCTCGCTATATCTGATTTTTTTATCAGAATTCTTTTATCCCTTGTCTACTGTTCTCCTTTGTGGAATCTTTGTTCCATAGGCATCAGTGACAAGTTTATTTCGGATCTCTGACTCTGCAGATTTTTCAATACCCATTAACTCTTGGTTTTCTGGAGTTGCTGCATTTTCAGGGGTCTCAGGACCAGACATTCCATCTCCTAAGATATCCCCATCACCCATTGGTTGAGGTTGCATTGGGATAGCACTGCTTCCATCAGGACCAGGCATCATTCCAGTCATATCCATAATTTGTTTTTGAATTTGAATTTTAACAAGTTGTAGAGCACCATCAGCCTCAGCATCAGCCATAAGTTCTTGACGAATCTCTTGTAGTTTCTCTTCTGGAAACTCTTCTCCAAGTTGACGTAATGCGCCTTCTTTAGACTCTAATCCCATTCCAAGTTTAGTTTGAATTTCATTTAATACAATTAACTTATCTAATGGGAGAGGTTGTGGGAACTGTGCGTAGTTTATGTAGGTAATTGGATCATTAGGATCTAGTTGAGTTACTTGGCCATCTTTGATTGGACCATCTTCTTCTGGGTTGTATAAGAACGATTCAGGTTCTTTAATAGCAAGAGTCTTTATAACTAACTCATTAATCTTTTCTAAACCTTTTCCATACTGTGCAACTTTTTGTGAATAACGATTCATCAATGGCTGGTATTGAATGGACAGCGCCACACCAGATGTGTTTGAAATTGGTTGAACTTGTCCCAGTGCGGTTTCTGGAATGTTCATGATCTCATGCATTGAGCGCTTTAATAGTTCTAGGTACTTCAAGGCTCCGTCAATACCTTGTGCACCGCCTTCTAAGTTGAAGACTTGAGCATCTTTTGGAAGACCGCCCCAAACCTTCTTAGCACCTTTTTCTAAGTTAGAGGCTTTAGCACCCACGATTACCGTTACTGGTGATGCGTGGTAGTTAATGATGTCAGCGACATCAGTGCTAATTTCGTTGTATGCACGGTTTATAGTGATGATGTCGTGTGCGTCGGAGAGACCCCACGGCGATCCTGAAACAGGAACATTAGGTATGTGAACTACAGGGACTATGCCAAGAGGATTTGGACGTGAGTCAATTAGTTCATCGTTGACATATTCTTCAATCATGTCATCAGTAAGAATTTCAGTGTATGTAAATACTTGACGAGTACCTTCTAGAGATGTTCCCCAAAAACGATACTTTTGTTTAAAACGTAGTAAGCGTGTGCGGTCATGTGGGTGGAACTCAGGAAAACAAAATGAAGAGTTCATAGGAAGAATACGAACACGACCTGGATGCAGTAATCCTGCAGTATCTGTCCATGGCTCTTCGTAAGCAACCTTTACAAAACAATCTCCAGTAATACCACCTTGTTGTCCCATTTCAAGAAGTACACGCATCTTGTCATTGTCTATTTCCCAAACACGCTCCAAGCGGTCAGGAATAATGGCCTCAGTCGCTTTCGGTGAACGATAATGAACACCACGGCCAAAAGTAAAACGAGAAAGATAATCATTAAAAGCACGGTAATAGTTAACAGCAATCTGCATTTCGCCTTGCTCACGGCGATACCCCCAGTGATGTCCTAGATACATCGCCCAGTTTAAAGAGTAACGGTTTAGGCGAGGACCGTGGACTTCAAATTCTTCATCAGCAAGTTCTACTAATCCAAGAGGAGAAATAGAGATAGTTAAGTCGGAAGACGCCGCTCTATACGATGGCGGACTAAAGTCCAAAAATGACATTACTTATTGCCTTTATCTTTTTCTTTTTTAGAGTTCTTTACTTCTTTTTTACTTTCACGTTCTTTGCTTTTAGCATTCTCTTGTTTTTTCTTTGCCATATTTGCACGACGTGTTGCTTCAGTAGTTTCAACATACTGACCACCTGCTTGTTGATACTTCTTACTTACCCATGCACTTGCTCCAGGATTTGGATAGTTAGAATACTTTGCTCGTGCTTGTGCAACAAACATCGCATAAAGTTTTGGGTTAGCAGGTTTACGCATTTACGTCTCCTCCGTAGATGACCAATCTCCGCCCATACCCTATAGCATGGACGGAGTTAGGTGTTAATTACTTAGTCGTTTATGACTGTTGGCGACATACGTTGTGTACGTCCACCTGAACGGGCTACTGTCTCAATCTGTGCTGCTGAGTAGTCGTTCATTGTTCCGTGTGCAAATTCACCAAGGAACGTTGGTGCTTCAGCCCATGAAGCAGAGCCTACGTGAGCACGCTCTGATAATGTCTCTGCAGCAGATTTTGTATGAACTGGTGCATTACGGTTTGGGCGACCTGCTGCAACAGCAGATCCTTGTTGCATTCCTAATGAAAAATCGTTTGGCACATCAGTGTCAGTTGCGATTCCTTCTTCGAAACGAAGTGGTCCACGACGTACTGAGTTATCAGCGCCTTTACGTTCGTAAACCTGTGGGGCACGCTCTGGGAATCGAGGTGCTGGTGATATTGTCATGTATGACTCCTTAAGGATATTTGTGGAAGGCCTTTCCAGGTAATAGTTTCCACCCTTTTTGCCTTGTTGTGTGGCTAATTAGAAAAAAGGATTACTAGAGGCTACAACTTCTGGCATTACTAAATCTTGAGTTAAAGAACAAGCAATAGATAAACTATCAACAAAATCGTCATGTGCGTAGGATTCATCGGGCGCAGCCACTAAAAAGTTGGGTCCTTTATACTGAACTTCGGCATCGACCATCTGTTGGTAGAAACGTTTCCAGGTACGAAGGCGCCTAGTTTTTGCGTGAGAAGGCCAAGAAATCATCTTTCGTTGAATTAGTGCCTGCAGGTGTTTCCATCTCTTTGATTGTTCAGATGGACTGGATGTTAAAGACATCACCTCTGCTCTAGGAAGAAGTAGTTTTAATCGTTGCGCTACTGCATCCCCAACACCGTTTGCATCTACCCCAACTGCAAGGACATCGTAGTTACTTAAGAAGTTTACAATTTGAAAGTATTGTTCTTCCCAATCATCGCCCTGCATCTCTAACCAATTTAAAACTCTATGATCAAAATAACCAAACTCGTCAGGGCGATCCCAATCAACCCAAACAATAGTAACAACTGTACTGTCAGTTTTACGAGCGGGGTCAATACCGACAACAACTGGGGTCTTGTGCCATACCTTAACAAGTTCTTGAGAAGTGTCACCCAAGTCATCCATAATCGTAGAAGTAACAAACATTCCTCTTTCTAGTAGCCATTTGCAGTTATAAGACATTTGAAATTCGTCAGAGTCCTCTCCAATACGAAGCATCTCTTTACGAATAAACTTTTCATAGTTAGCATTAAATTTTGCTACATCTTTCCAGTCCCATTGAAAATGATTTTGTCTATTTCCTTTGGTTGTTTGACGCCTACGGTTTAATTGAATAGAACGATAAAAATTATTCTTACTTGTTGTTGGAGTACCAGTCTTAACCATTGTTCCTGCATAGTAAGCCAACATAGGGGATATAGACTTAGATACAACAAAGTCATCAGCCTCTTGACACTCATCAATAACAATCAAATGAAAAGACTTAGACTCAATCTTTGCACGAGGGTTAGCGGTCATCATAGTAATCGTTGACCCAGATTTCTTTAGTTTAATCTGACGAGTAACTCCGCCTACACGAGCAGTAGCATCATCAATCTCAGGATCACCCATAATGTCTAATGCTCTTTCAGAGGTTAAACGGCTTACAGCACGACCAAACAATGTCTCAACCTGAGATTCAGTAGGAGCAAATAATCCGACCCATAATCCATCTTTAAATTTTCCTAATAAATCAGGGTATAACTTTGCAAGACGTGGAAGTAGAACCATAAGTGTTGCTACTGTGTCGGCAACAGTTTCTGATTTTCCTGACTGACGTGAAGCCAGCGCAGTTACTTCTTCACCATCGTTAATAATTACAGATTCAATAATACGACGGGCTAAAGGTTTTTGATAAGGGTGCAGGTCATGTCCTACTAGGACCTTTAAAAAGTCCATAATTTTATCAATTAATTTTTCAACAAATTGTTGCGACAACTCATCCAGTTGTTCATCGGCTGGACCGTCATCCGTAGGTTTTTCATCTTGTTGATAAAACTCTGGATTAATTTCTTCAAACTTGTCTTCGTCGTGTTCGGATTCCATAGTGTCCTTATTAAATAGCGAAACCCACCACTAGGATGGGTTAACGCTTGACCTGTAAGAGAGGGTAAGACAGTTAATCATAGCACAGATTGTGATCGCCTCTTTAACTCCTTAGCAATTGCGTGGAAAACTTCAGCACCAGTAAGGATCTCTTCAAGATCTGCCTGACTCTGTTGCCTTTGCCAAATCGTAATATGACGACCAATTACGAACATTGACTGCTCCATCCATGTAATCAAATCTGGACTCGAGATTGTCGCTACTCGCTTCTCGATCCGAGTCTGGGGCTGGTGTCCATCCTTTTTCTTCCGTAAAATCATCGTAAGTCACATCCCGCCTTTCTAGTGCTAGATTTAATGCTTCTTCTTCAGTTTTATTTCCAGTCCATTTGCCCATAACAAATGCTTTATAGAATGGTAATCGTACTATAAGTGGGGTAGATGTCCTAAATGGCTCGTTTATTTCCTGAGTCCAACCACGGACTACAAATTTCTTTCCCCATTTAAAGGGGAAGTTAGTGAACTGCACAAATCGTTCTGATCCGATGTCGTGTACCTTTGGCACTACTTTCTCCTTTGTTTTCCCCCGCTTTTTAATTGATTTAGTCTTGCCAAGCCATAGAGAGTCCTTCTTGCGCCTGCTGGGACAGAGTTAACATTAGCAGGTCCACGAGGTTTAAAATCTAAGTTCTCATAAATATAACGGCCTTTTGAAACACGGCGTTTAAAATCTTGCCACTCAGTTGGACGAACCTCGTAGTAGTTGTAGAAGGTTCCATCACGAAATACTACCGTTAGAACTTCTCTAACCTTGTCGTAACCAGCCGCAACTGTACGTGGGCGATCAGGATTAGAACTTGAAGTAGGAATTACAGATAAAGGAGCGGCGGCATTAGACTCGCCCTCTTGTGGTCCTTTAAGACCAGGAATAACAAGTTCGCCATCTTCTTCATCATAAAATTTACGACCTGCAGAGCGGTCAACAAAATTTCCATTTGCATCTACATAAAAGGTAGAAAAGTCATCAGAGCCAACTGCTTGTCCTGCTTGGTTTCTACGAGAAGCCTCTTTGTAAGATTGAGGATCGTAATACTTGTTAGTTGTTATGCTGATTGCTTCAAAAAACTCTCCATAAGAAGCGGAGGTTGGTAGACCAGCAAAATTAGATGTGCTACTAATTACAGGTGAAAGAATATTTAATAACTCTTGACCAGATGGCAAAACCGCCCGTTGTGTACGGGCGGCTTTACCTGATATACGTGCCATTAGGCTAGTCTAATCTAAAAGATTAAGACGCTGCTGCCCAAGGAGTAATTGTTACTGCTGCTCCTGGTGCTACGTTGTTTGCACCTGCTGCAACTGATTGAACTCTAATTGTTCCTGGTACACCAATGATTGAGCCTGTACCTGATGTAAGCACTGTGCTTGCATTTGAGGTAAAGCGAATCTTGTTGGTGCTTGTGTTACCTGTAACAGTCCATGTACCGTCAACAGATCCTGTTGAAGCAACTGTAATCTTTGTACCTACTGGGTACGCTGCTGTGAAACCAGTACCTGTAAGTTCAACAGTTGTTGAACCAGCAGTACGGTCAATGTCTGTAATGCTTCCTGCTGCGTTTGTTGCTGCTGTTGCAGTTGTAGGAACTAGTGATGCATCCTTCATTGCGTCAGTTGCAAGTGCTGTTGTAAGACCAAGTACTGAAGGAACAAGTACGTAGTCAGTGTCTCCTGCTACATCTTCTCCTGCACTATTTTCTACAAATAGTGGATACCCGCCCCATCCTGAAAGAGCGATGATGTGGTTGTCTAGTGCTGGGTCTAAGCGTCCTGCAGTTCTAACATAACTATCTACGGTGTAGGTAGCGCCTGCTGAATCTGGACGGACGTCGTTTGGTTGCATAGGAAGATTTCCCCACACAAAATCAATTGCGACTTCACCTGAAGAATCTAGAAGATTCCCGTTGTTATTCGTAGCCATTTATTTCCTCACAATCATGATTGGTTAGTTCAGTCTCTAAAAGTACTTCTTCGCAAGCCCTGCATTTGAAGAAGCGTATGTCATCTAATCCAACGTGTAAGGAATCCGAGTGTTGATCGCCAAAATCTGTCTGAGGTTGGGCTAAAACTTCAGGCGGAAATGGTCCTCTAGGACTGTGCGTCTGTAATGGTACAGCATGACCTTGTATTGCGAACTTGCGAATTAACTTCATTTATTTTGCCGACTTTTTAGTGGTTGCTTTCTTTTTAGGAGCGGCAGGTTCTTCAATTACCTCTGGAATAGGAGTAGCAACTAAAGCCAACGCCTCTTTTTCCGCTTCTTGATACTTCTCAGTAATAGTTAATAATCCTGCTTTTTTACGGCCTTCTAAAAATGAAGGCAAGTGCTTACCGCAATAGAGTTGAGAAATTTGCTTTGTTATTCGATACTCATACATTGCATCGGAAGTGCAGTTAACGCAGGTCATTAGCAATCCCATTTACGTAATGCTAAAGCCTTACGAGTTGGTCTACCTTTTTCATCTTTCATAGGTCCTGGCATTCCACCCATACGTGCACAGAAAGATTTACGACGTGCTGCTTTCTTTGGAGACTTCTTTGCTTCTTTAGAAGATACTGGTGGCTTTAAATTGTGACCTTCTTTTTTTGCAGAGGCACGACCCTTAGCGTTTAATCCACCTTCTGGGTTCTTACCTTCTTTACGTTGCCATGCTGGTGACTTAGCCACTACCACTCCAATCCATGAGAAAACTTTTTACTATCAGTCTTTATTGGTGCTCCACCACCCATTGGTCCTGGGCGTGATGGTTCTGGGAATACCTTAGAGAGTTGATCCTTAGTCCGTGGGTCAATCTCTGGATGACTTGAAAGATTCTGTGCTCTTGTCCAAAATTCAGGCGGGTACATACCAAAGTTACGAAGAATCTGCCCATGAGTTTTTACCGATGGATTGTTAGAAATTTTTCCAGCAAAATTTAATATCTTTTTATCTATAGCAGATAACGGATTTACACGAGAGTTGTAACCCTCATTGAAATGAGAGTATGACTTATGTCCTCTATCTACTGAGCCAGCCATTATTGAACTTTCTTTCCGCCTCTAACCTTCTTAACAGGAACTCTTCCTGGCTTTGGCGCAGCGGCAGGAGTTGGCATCTTTGATGTATAACTAGCGGAGATATCACCGTGCTTCATAGATACTGGTGCTCCAGGTTGTGCGTAGTTATGCACAACGCCTAAAAATTCAGTTGCTCTTCCTGCTCTTCTTCTTTCTGATCTTTCTGCAAGGTTTGCTTGTTGGGCAGTTTGTGCTTTTGTTGCTTCGTATTGAGCAGAGTGCATTGCTAAAGTAGATTGAGTAAGATGCATTTGTTCAGTGTCTCGTGCTGCACGAGCACCTTCTCTATATTTTTGGTCGATGAAACGTCCTACTATTGTAAATGGGTTCGGACCACCAGATAGGTTTTGCATACTCATATACTCATTATCGCTTAGTTTGTCTCCTCAGACTTGTTAACTGATAGGCATTCTTCAATTGCAATTAATCTTTCGCCCATCTCTACAAAGGCTTCCATAAGTACGCCTTGGTTCTCATAAAGTTTATTTACTACATCTTTAGTTGATTTTCCGCCATTACTAGATAGTTCACCATCTAAACGGTTTAATCTCTCCATAACCCCTGGAGTACGGTCACGGCCTGGAGACTCCTCTTCTCCAGACCAGTCCCGCTTAAAGTCTTCAAACCAATCAATCATAGAGTCAAGCCTATTTTTGTAAGGCTCAAGAAGTTGACGTAGACCTAACAAGGCCGCTGTCACAACTCCAATCGTTGCAAAAATAGTTATGATCATGTTATCGGTCATTTGACTTATGTTTTTTTCGTAAGGTTACTTTTTAGCGCCGAATCCGTATGACGGATCTTTAGGGTTTAACATTTTGGCTAATGGACCAAGAAGACCTGCAATAAATGCATTTGCTAAAGTCTTTGGGTCTGTAATGCCGCTCATATACAAAGCGGCAACTGCAGCGGCGGCTGCACGTAGGTACGTACCTGCTGCTGCTTCTAGTGCTTTCTTATCCATACTTCTCCTAACAGAGTGCCCAACCTCAGAGTAAATGATCTCTTACTCTTCTCGGTTACGCAGTGGATACGTAATTAGCCATGCAAACAAAGTACCCAAAATTGCATATCCAACTACAGTTTTTGCACTTCCGTCTAACACTACCCAAGCAATAAACATGCCTAGTAGTGTCCAGAGTTGATCCACCATATCCTTTAGTATTTTCACAGAGTTTCCCTTCGTCTTGCTGCGTTGTTGTTTCCGCCACTACTTCCTCCAGTAGATGAACTGCTTGTGGTTGTTGCAGCAGCAACGGCTGCGGCTTGGATTGCTGCACCTCCAGCAATTACCGTTGCAATTACAGCCTTTGTTGATTCTTCACGTTCTTCTTCGCTCATGTCTGCGCCAAGGCTTCCTAATGCAAGTAAAGCCATTGCAGGATCAGTAAATATTGCGCCAATTAATTCAGCAGGATTTTCAACCAATATAAGAGCGTCAGCAACTTCTGCAGTAATAATAACTTGATTTCCATTTTCATCAGTTCTAACTTCTACTGGTGTTTCTGGAGGAAGATCTGCATATGTAAGTCCTGCATTTTCCATGTCTTCAGCAGTAACTGCTAACCCATTCTCAAGTGCATCAGCAATAAGAATTTCGGCAATTAATTCTTTTTCAGACTCTGTTAAAGTACCATCTGCCATAGCATCATCTACTAAATCATCTACAGAAGGAGACTCAGGTGCAGGAACAGGTTCAATTTCAGGCTCAGGCTCAGGCTCTAATTCTACTTCTGGAAGAGGCTCAGGAACAGGCTCTGGTTCAGGCTCAGGCTCAGGTTCAATTTCTGGGTCTTCTGGTTGCACAGGTGCGGGCTCTTCTTCAGGCTCTAGCGAAGGAGGAATTGGAACAGGGTCCACTATCACTGGTGGAGTTGGAGCAACAGGTTGAGGTCCTGGAGCCGTCGATGTATCAGTCTGAGAAGTTTGAGTATCCACAGTTGCAGAACCACTATCGACAGTCGATGTCGAAGTATCAACAGTAGAAGTTGAAGTATCGGTTGTTGTAGTTGAGGTATCGGTTGTTGATGTTGAAGTATCAACAGTTAGGGTTGCCGTATCTACTGGCGTAGCAGTTAATACTGGAGCAACTGTAACTTGAGTTACGCCGTATTCTGCTAACGTAACTACATCACCATTTACTAATCGAACACCAGTACGTGTTTGATTTTCATAAGTAGGTCCTGTTACTAGATACGACATTGCTACAGTTCCATCCGTATTTATTGCAGCAGTAATAACAATGTTTGTTGGAGTCGTTGTTCCTTGCAACCAAATAGGACGTGCTGAAATATCTACTTGAAATCCACCATCACTTGATTGAATAATTAAGTGTTCATCTGAACGCCATTGTGGGTATACAACCCAGTCCATACTGTATAAGGAAATAGAGGGAGTGCTTGGGTAAGTCCAATAAGTACCATCTGGAGCACCAAAAGTAATTACCGAGTTAGTTGTAGCATAAACACGGTCGTATTGAACTCCATCAAAAGTAACAGTTGCAGTTATAGGGACTTGGTAAGAGACGTCATCTCCACCGCAAGTCTGTAGTGTAGTTACAGTAGGAGTTTCGCCAACAGCAGTAGGTTCTGCAGCAGCAGCAATGGTTGCGGCTTGAGCAGTGTTTATGCACGTTGCATAGGCTGGTGTTGCAACTATTAAAGGAAGTAGAGAAAAAGATGATGCGACAGATAGTGCTGCGAATATACGCAGTTTTTTCAAGTATTCCCCTCGGAATTCTTAATGCCCTCTTCGTGACTAGTTAATTATACTGGTTTCCAATTTTTATTTATAATAAACTTTGATGCGTTGTTCTGTGAGTTTACTGACTCTCCTTGCACACCCTTACCACGAGATGCCCAAGAAACTACGCTAGGTTCTGCTTTTGATTTATAACCTAAGTTAGTATTAAATACAAACTCTTGTTTTCTTGTAGTACGGTTTGGATTAACCGCTAATCTTTTTCTATCTAATTTTTTAGAACCAAATACAGAATCCATTAACTAACACCGCCATTTGAACCATTAAACGTAACTCCACCTATACCCATGGTGTCTCTTGTAGATGCGGTCTTACCTTTACTTATTGGTTTTTTACGTTCTTTCATGCTTCCTTCACGAGGATCTGTACCTGCTGACATAGCGCCAACCATGTTAGGATAATTAGAAAAATGATAGCCGTTACCCACAAACCCAGATTCACGTTTACGTTTAAACCTACGTCGCTGAGTGTTCTCTACAGACTCTGACTTTTGAAATTGATTAGATAAGTTACTTGCCATTTGACTTACTCCATACCTTCCGTATGTACCACCTGGTCCGCCATACATTCCTTTTCCAGTATTGTAAAAATCACTTCCTGCCATAAGTTAAAACTCCTTCAGGATCAAATACAACTAAAGATTGAAGAACCAATTTGTTCCCCGTACCTCTAGCGTGATGTCCACAGAAGTAAAGTTCTCCACTTGCTAAAGTTGCACGAACCATTGCCTGTGCATTGCATTTGTCACATCGTTCTGTAATTAAAATTGCTCTGTGCGTGTCTAGCGCCGTAGACATTAGAAAAATCCTGGCTTTGCTATTTGTTGGTTGGCTCCTGGAGCATACTTGTTTTGAACTGAAGATATCTTTAAAGGCTGTGGATCATCAAACTTTAAGTTTTTTGGCATAGCACCCATCTTAGTCATACTACTGGTGTTTAGACTAAATTGACCCTTTGACAAGTTCTGATTCATGTATTAATTTTGCCCTCTTTATCGTGTACTGTACGCTTATACAAAAGGAGGATAGACCCTATGAAATTATGGGAAGTAATAAAAGCATTTTGGTGCAAACATGGAGAAGTTGTAAACTCATCATGTCCATTTACTGAGAAAACCTATGAGGTATGTGTGGATTGTGGTGTAACTGTTTCGGTGATTAGAACTCACTCGTAATGCCAATTTACACATATGCGTGCATGTCTTGTGATACGGATTATGAAAAAGAGCGTAGCATAAACGATGCAGAACCAAAATACATCTGCGAAAGTTGTGGCTACGCTCTAATTCGAACTTATACTCCAGTTACCGCCGTGTTTAAAGGCGGAGGGTTTTACAAAACGGATAACCGTTAGTTATAGTTAGGGTCAATTTTTGCTTGCTTGTCAGCAGCCTGACGATTTTCTACCTCTGTATCGGCAACAGTCTTTGCGCCTCTATCTACAGTTGAAAATGCAGCATTGATTTCATCTAGAGACAGTTTGCCATCATCCATAAATGCACGGGCTAACTTTTCTACTACTGCTGCGACCGCTGTAAGACCAGCAACTGTTACTGCAGTAATTGTATCTACGCCAGCAATAGCACCAGCACCAATCACAGACAGACCAGATGCTGCAAAGACAGCAACAATACGCATTAATACATTTTTAAGTGATGCCATAGTGTTCTTCATACCGTTCTCGATTCCCCCTCGGATTGAAGTACTATTATCAGTCTTGTTGGATTCCCATACGTTCTAAATACTTCTCTTTTTCACTCATAAGGTATTCTTCAATCCTTTTATACTGAATTTGAACCTGTTCTGAGGTTGCTTCTATTTGTTCTGCTGTCATTTCTTTATTTAAATCCTTAAATGTCTCTACTGCCAAATCTAGTTCAGTTTTGGCTAGTGCTGCTTTTAATTGTGCGTCTTTCCATAAAAATTCTGCGTGTTCTTCTTTTCTTTGTTTTCTTTTATCCTGTGTCTTAGACATATAGATCCTCCGTATATTTAGCCTATCAGAATGTTAGGAGCAGTTTATGCGGGCTCATGCTCAGGAGCCACATATTCAGTTGTTAGCGCAGTGTAACTTCACATGCATGTGATGCACACCACAAATGTTACTTATATTGTTCAATCTCCTGATATGGTCCAGATGTAAAGGCTGTTATCTTAGATGCCGCTTCCATGGCTTCCATAGGTGTAGCACCAACCCATAGAGCGCCCAAGGCGTAGGTTCCACCAGAACCAATGGTGTAAAAACCCTCTACAGTTCTAATTACAGATAGATCTTGGTCAATATCAAATAGTTCCCCACCAACAGCCATAATGAACTGAAATCTTAATCCATCTTTAGATTTATCGTGGTCTTCACTAAAGTCATATCCATTATCAACTAGACACTTACGCAAAGAAGGCATGGCCTTAGAAATCATAAAGTGATAGACATCTTTTGCATCTTTAGCAGTTAACTTTGGCGGAGTCCATATGTGTTGGGCAATATCGCATGGAGACACCTCACCAGCACCAGCAATTAAGAAGTCACCACGTTCTGCAATCTTCTTCATTTGTTCGTGACGATATACTCGTCCGTTATCATCCGTTACTTGATTGTCTGCAAGTAATACACAATGATCTTCATACTGTACCCCAATGATTGTGGTCATCGACATCCCCTTTCAGTAGAAAGCCCCCCTAGGATACCAGAAGCATCCAGGAGGGCTATAGGGTTAATATGTCCGATTTATAGGAGTTTGACCAGTTCTGCCCAGGTCTTAGGTCCAATGATGCCATTAGAGTCTAAGTTCTTATGGTTGTCTTGGAAAGCAATTACCTTGGCTCTTGTCTTTGGGCCATAGTTTCCATCAGCAATTAGGCTAAGTGCTCTCTGGATTATCTTTACACCTTCGCTCTTATCTCCAGGTTTAATAGTGCCTGGGAAAGCAGGAGCCTCTGGTGCAGGAATCTTTGCTGTAACTTCGTTACCAGAATAGTTTGGACGACCAAACCCAACAATAGAAACCATAACTTTCTTTTTATTGGCAATATAGCCACGAGTCTTAACTGCGACCTCTCCACCATTACGTTGATCTCCTTTAGGATTGCCAGCAGTATTACCTTCAATACAAGTAACTGTTCCATCTCCGTTGTTCTCAACTACGATACCTACGTGGGAGATTCTATCTACACCATCTCCAGGAAAATCAAAATAAGCAATATCGCCAGGTTGTGGTGATGCAGACTTTGCGTCTGTCCAAGTTCCCATCTTCTTGAAGGCAGCGGCACCTGCTACGGTTGATACCGTATTAGGGACCTTTACTCCTGCTTCTTTAGCGCACCACATAACAAATGATCCGCACCAAGGTAAGAAATTTGCTTTAGTAAAGGCACCGTACTTGGTTTCATTGTCTTTTGGACCTTCAATAGTTCCTACTTCTTTTTTTGCTACCGCAATTAGAGCGGCTGCCGTGTTCTTGTCTGCCATAGGGCTCCCTTCGTAAAAGACTATTGTTGCAGTATGGTAGGTTTAGCACATGGCTAAAATTGTTGAGTTATCTAAAGATGAAGTAAGAATCTGTGCCCAATTAGGTATGGAGCGATGGTTAGCAAAATTTGGATCAACTGACCGTCCCAACTACGCACTAGGAAAAGCCAACGGCACCCTAGAGCGAGAGTTACAAGCAAATGTCCGTGCAAATGTCGCTGAGTATGCGGTGGCTAAGTTGTACAGGATGCCTTGGACTGTCCCATGGTATCCAAATGAAGAACATCCGTATCGTATGGATCATCCTGATGTTGGTACAAATATTGAAGTGCGTTGCATTAGAACTAGAGACGCAATACCTGTATGGAAGAAAGATGTAAATAAAGGCGCAATAATTGTTGGTGCCTATGTTGAAGATCAAGAGTATTTCTCTTCAGTAAAGGTATTTGGTTACTTACCAGTAGAGGAATGCCAGAAAGATGAATGGTGGACTCCATATGAGAACTCATGGCGAGTTCCTACGTCAGAGTTTATTGACGAGATTCCATCCTACTCATCAACACCTTTGCACGTTTAGAAGGCTCTTTAGTTAAGAAGCCTCTTCCCTTGGCTTTTTCATAAGGAACTGGAGTTTTAAATTGGTCTGCTGTTGGATCAACCACATCTCCTGATTTATGTTTTAAAAACCAGTGACTAGTTCCTTCATGTTTAATTTGCATTGGAGTGTAACCAGCAGCCTTACCACCTAGAGAGTGGTACACCGCTTCACTTGCTACATAGCAATGCCCAGTAGTTTTGCATTCGTGTCCACGAAACTCTGGACTACGCAAATCATCACTGAGATGCTCTCTAACATTAGTAACTATCTGGTGATCGTAGTTATTCATTGAAACTGCCTAAAGTGTCCAGGATGAATATTGGTAGGAACATATTCTTTGCCCATCTTCTCATCGTAACTTCCTTTATCGGTAAAGTTAGTAGTCATTGCTAAGTGACCGCCTAAGAAGTTTTCTTTTCTTTCACCTAATCCTGGTTGACGAAACACTGTTACTGGCACATGAGATACGCCTTCTGCCATTGCTGCTTCTAATCTGTGGTGGCCTTCTCCAACAACTCCCCACTTATTAGCATGATCATATGCAATCATAATTGGATTGTTAATGCCTTTACCTTTTTGAATATCTCCTCTAATTCCAGCAATAGTCTTTTCACTAGAAGGCTGTGCATCAGCGCCTCTGCGTCTGTGTTCCATTAAAGGAATTAAACGCTCAGTTCTAACCATGCCAGTAGCACTCTCTGTTGGATCTCCTTCAAGATGACCCTTGCCACCTGCTTTTCGTTGTTGCACATAATCAGGAACAGGAACATTAAATTGTTTTTGGTTTAACATTATGCTGTCATCTCTTTAGGAGTTTTATATGTGCGTCTTCTTGCTGGACGTTTACTGTCTTTACTCGCTACCCAAGAAGAAAAAGTGGGTGACTCATTTCTTCTTAGCCCATTCCAATTACCTGTAACAGGATCTGCTTCAGGTCCAGAGATACCAGTAACTTTTACTTTTGCTCCAGGTTTAACTGGAACTTCTTTTTCTGGACTTTTAATATCTTTATCATTTAGATCAACTTGGGCACGGCTTAGTTTACGACTATTTGTCTCTACTGCACTGATAGGTACTTCTGCATGCATTACGGTGCCAAATGATCCAGCAAATCTTCTTGCTACTTTAGGGTCTGCTGACCAATGCATTCCAAGAGGTACGTCTTTTCTAAACTTACGAGTTACACCACGATGTACTTGAAAAGTTAATTCTGGTTGATTCCACTGTCTTCCTAAGTTATTTTCAGCAGCCATTATGCTTTCCACTTTCTTGGTGGAGTGTATGTGCGTGTGCGGTCTCTTTTGTCACTTAATTTAGTGACAGCAGTTACGTGCACGGTGCTACCTTTCTTAACAGGAATCTCATTCTCCCAATACTCGTCATAGACTTGATTCTTCTTTAAGACGTCAGGGCGAGTCTCACGACTCTTCTTAGCCACTTGACCTTCAATAACAACACCTGGTCCTCGCCGAATAGGATTTCTTGCAAAACCTACCGCTCTCTCTGGATCTTCTGTCCAGTGCATGCCAAGAGGCTTCTTAACATCTGTAGTAGAACTTAATCCACGATACAGAGTATGAAACTGAGTAGAAGATAAATTACTCATGTTCTTCCCTTGGTTCAGAGGTTTGACGCTTCTTTACGTTATAGCCAACCCTTGGACCTTGCATTAAATCTTTAATTCCCTCAGCACTAGACATCTGTGTCTTATTTAAGTTGTTGTTTACCCATGCAGATATGTACTCAGATCCGCCTTCGTAATCTACGCTCTTAACTTTAAATCTTTCCTGGACGGAATCCTTTCCGTAGCCAGTTTGAGAGTAACCTGTAAACTTAGACTTCTTCTTCATAAGTAATCTTTACCGTAGTTCTCTCCATGCACCTTCTTTTGGACTGCTGGTACGAAGTGCTTGTGTGGAGTAGTTCCTGCAACTCTGTCACCTGCTTTATCGTGTTCGGCTTTATGCGCCTTCTCATCTATACCTGTGCGAGACCATCCACCTTTTGGAGTAATGCCATGTTCTTTACGCAAATGTTCGGCAACAGACATATTAAATTTAATAGGAGTAAATTTAAACTGCTTACCTAAGTTATCGGATGCAGCCATTTACTTACTGACCTTTGGCTTGTATGGCTCAATGCGAGATTTAATTGTTCCATCTTTACGCATAATTACAATCCAACCATCTTTAATTACTTTCTTGTTAAATGGTTCGTTGCGTGTGTATTTAGCACTCATTTGTGTTCTCCTGTAATCATAAAGCCATGAGGTGAGGAATAGAACCTCTCACCCTCTATGTTCCCAGATTCTTCTTTAACTTCTTTGCTAACTGGCTCTACTTTATAGACCTTCACTGGATTCTTCTCAAAACCTTTTGGCATCTTAGTCTCGCCAAAGAATCTTGCTTGCCCTGGATCACTTGTTGCCCAGGCACGAGCCATGCGGCCTTCACCCTCAGTAACAGCAGGAAATATAAAGCCACCACTTACATCTGCACGAGTGCCGTGGTACATATCAGGAAACTGCTTAGGAGATAAGTTACGGCTACTCATGCCTTGGTGCTACTTGCTGTATTAGATGCCTTAGATTTAGGGACTATCTGCATAGCGACATTTACGTATTTATCTTTTGGCATGATCTTAACGCCAAATTGTTTAGGCGATATGTTCTTAGAACTCATTCTTTCACCTCACGAGAGTCAGTCTCACAGATGCACTTGCATGTGTCTACTGTGCAGACGCCGTAACTAATTTGATGAGTACATAATTTACAGGTCATAATTAGAACAACTTATACTTTATTGAATCTGGCTTCTCTTCTCTTAACTTCTTAGACATGTGTAGCGTCTGATCAGATGCTGCCTTGCCCACATTTAAGATAGATCCTTTAGGAGTCGTCTTGTGCATATAGTTAAACATCTGACGCCCAATGCCGCCGCCCTGGTATTTTTCGTGCACACGCATGTAACCAATATTTGTATCAGCAATTACTTTTGGCTTTGATCTTACTTCATTGCCCTTCTCATCCTTGGTAACGAATGAGATTCCACTTGACCTTGGTTCTTCACGATAGAAGTCTGAGTAACCAACTAGACCAGGCTCACCCTTTGGATTCTCTCTCACGCCGCCGCCTTTTGGGTCGACTGTTCTTGGTGTTGTGTCTTTGGTGTCATAGACAGATAGACGTCGAGGCTCACCAAATGAACTAATGGGATGCTTGTACGCCATCTCTTCTGGCATATCGTGCTCTACGTAATGACGACCTGCTGCGTCTTGGAACTCTGCGTATCTAGGCATGAGCACATTGTCGCACTCACGGCCCGCTATTTTTACTCTAAAAGGTTTTCTTTTATTAACTTCAAGATTCGTTTGTGCCTATTACTTTCAATAAATCTCTCATAACGATAGGAGAGAGGCTTAACTTTTAAAAACTCACTACTTTTTACTACTTGGTTTGAGATATCAAGCAGTTCATCGGTAGCCTCAAAATGTTTTAGAACTACCTGCTTATCTGTTAAGAACTCAATGTAGAGGGCTGGCTCACCCTCTGTTACTGAGATGGAGTTGTTACCCTCCCACAGTATGTACGATAATCTTACAGGCCTGAACCAATTGCTAATATTAAAGACGCCACTTGCTACAAACCCCGTCTTACTATCTGAGGTATTGTGCAGGTACGCTGGCGTTGCCTTAATCTTTAGAGACTCTTCAGAAAAGAATAGCCAGCCAAAATCAAGGTCTATTGAATAGCATCCCTTTAACGGAGAGATTCTAGGTTGCCAAATATGCTCTTTATCAACCTCTGCCATCGGATTATCTAACTCACCACTTAATGTAGCGGTTGAACTAAATGCATGGGTTAAGGTATAAGTGTTCTTTAATAAATCTGGCAATGCACTGCACTGTCTGTAATTTCCAATATTTGATCCGTTGCCTGGAGGTAAGGTGGATGCCAGTGGTACTGGCTTATTAAGAAGTAGGTTTATATAGGTCTGACGGTCTTTACCAGTATGAACTGCCCAATAGACTGTGACTGTCTCTTTACTCATCTAACCACCCTAATGTATAAATTCTTTGGCACTGCTATCTTAACCCACATTGCACGTTCGCCGCACCTAGCCATCTGATAGGGCCGAATAATTTACTCATTAGCCATCTGGCTACTGCCTAGATTGCTGGGTGTAAAAATCTTATCTGCTACTTGAGACTGAGGTATAGGCCCAGTGCCATTAGCCATATCATGGCAATTACTCCCAGGAGTATCTTTACATAAATGTAAACTGGCGATTTTAGTCTTCTGGCATCCCAGGCGACGTACAGGGCTACAGCGGTGACTATGATCATGGCTAGGTAATCTGTTCTTAATAGCATCTGGTAATCCTACTCTCTATATATACCGTAAAAGAGTACAAGAAAATAAATACTATGGCGAATTAGATACTCCACCAGACTGCAGGGGCGCCCTCTGGATGCTCTCTGACCCATTTGGCATGCATGATATTGACAAATGTCCAGTCGATATCGTGATTTTCTCGCTTACGCTCCTGCTCAACGAGCATATCCCACAGTTCTTCACTCATAGGGCCCATTCTACGACCCTTTCGGCTACTGCTTAAGGCCAAACCCCTCAACCATGCCTCTCACCTGGCCGTTCCTTCTGTGATTTTGACTTAAGGGTGGGGGGGTTTCCAAATAATTATGGTGTTAACACCTTGCCCCTGACTATTAATCAGGTGCGAACTGGTTAACATGAGCGTAATTACCAAGTGTTCCACTTTGCTTGATGACGAATTGATGACGAGATACTTTGCGAGTTCGGCTACTGCTGGAATTGCTGGCAATCTTGTGCGACCACAACCAGCCCACCAGCCAACTCTCCGAGTTGTTATCAGGTCATTGTGTAATTACTAGCCATGTATCAAAACAATATGAACATATCAATCAGCCACAGGTATATCTATCTCTTATATCTATCTATATATAAATGATAGTAATGATCTATTTTTAATATATCTAAGGGGTGCTACGCCCCCCTTTGAAACCCCCCAACTAATAAAGGGGCTATTCCTTTTCTAAATACTCAACCGCTTTGCGTAATACATTCGGGTCATCTCTCAACATTCCAATCGCCCTATTACAGTTGTGGCATAACCAGCCACGCACCTTGCCAGTTCGGTGATCGTGGTCAATCGCTAATCCCTTTGTGGTGTCGTGGTCATTCACTCCGCAGATCGCACACTTGTAATCTTGGTTCTCTTTCAATATCAATAACTCTTGGAATGGCACTCCATAAATCTTTGCCAATCTTTGTGGTCGCTTCTTTTTTTGCCGACAAGCACCGCAGGTATTTCGTAGATAGCCATAACCAGTTAATTCAAAAAGAGTTAACTCCTTTTCAAACTGGCACTCATTACAAATTTTGGTTTCGGACATAACCGCTAAATCTAATTGGCTTTTAATACTTAGGCGAATTGCTGGACTAACTCGACAGCGAACTAACTAACTTAGTTCGACAGCGACAGCGAGAGTTCCGAGTTAGTTGCGAACTAACTATCTATTCATTCCAAGAGTTAGTTCCCCACTAACTCGCATCTACCACCGCCACCGCCACCAATAGTTAGTTCCAAGCCCCCAGCCCCAGTTCGACCCCCCACGCTCAGGCTCTCACGCTCAGACCCCCCAAATCGGGCTTCTAAGCCCCCTCTCAGGCTCTTACCCCCATTCTTGGGGCAATCACCCCAGCCCAGCCCCGATCAGCCAGCCCAGCCCCAGCGTGGAACACGCTCAATCGGGCAAATCGGACATTCTTGCCACTATAAGCAGGTGGTCATGGTCAACTGGATTTTCTGCTACGATCAGCCTTGTTCCGATCAATTCATAGGTCATCAGACCGCCTCTTGTTTTGAGAAGTTGATTAGCGAACTTGTAATTTTAAAACTACATACGGACTAAAAAAATCTCGATCAAACGATCAGTTATGGCAATTAGTTATTGCCGTTCAATTAAAAATGGTTTGCGTGTAGCAACCTTGAACTATCTGATTAGTAATTAAATCTGATGAGATCACTTGGAGTGGCGATAACCAGTTTATTTAACTAAATAAATTGCGAGCGTTCTACAAAACATCAGACTAACAATTAAGAAATTAATTGTGTATAGAGATTAGTTTTAGGCAACTATTCTTGGAAATAAAAAATAACTAACTATGGATTGTTCTCTACTAGTGAGATGCCGACAGTATCCAATCTGATCTAAGCACAATGAAATTAGTTATCTAGTAATTAGAGAATGGCTTATGTGTTTTTTGCGATCACTAATAACTACTTGCGCCTTAGCAACGCTACTTATTAGTGATCGTGATGAATACATAAATAAATGTATTCAATACAACTTAATACAGTTCAACTTGATTATCTATTAACAATTAAATATCAATCTATCTATCAATTCCTTCCCCCCTACATAAAAGGAATACAAAAATGAAAACACAAACATTCGCCAATACAAAGGGCGAAATTGTCGCAACTGGAACTATCAAACCAAATCTAATTGACTTGGTGCTATCTGACGGAACTCGTTTCTTTTCAACTCGTTCTGATAATTACTCGCTTGATGTTTTGCGAAACTTAAACATCTCCAAAATAGTTAAGGATATAAATGGAAAATAAAAAACTAGTCGTTGACGATCTAACTTTTGATGAAGTTGGTTTGCTCTATACATCAATGAAAGTGATGATCGCAAAAATGAACGAACTGGAAGTTCCTGAGGAAATGATTGAAATGGCAATTCCAGTATTTAAGAAACTAGAAATTGTGTTTGAAAACAAACATAATGAACGAGATCAATTCATTGAATTAATAAATGAACTTGATCTTGATGATCTACAAATCGCATCAGCGATTATTGCTAAAAATCCTGATGCTGAAATACCTGAATACAAATAAATAAGTTTGTGTTAGTGGTTATTAATGGCTACCACTAACACAATTCAATTCCCCAGTAATACAAACCCAAACAACAAATAGAAAAGGAAAATAAAAATGACTACATCAACAACTAAATCCTTGTTCGTTCCAACATTGGAACAAACAGGTCATTACATTGAGCGCACCTTTGCTGGTGGCATTAACGAAACTCAGATGTATGACTTCGCATTAGAAAACAAAATGAATGTTTTGTTAAGTGGTGATGCTGGAACTGGTAAAACAACTTCTAGCATGGCTTACGCATCAAAGCGCAGAATGAACTTCTTTGCCGTTCCTTCTAACAACGCCATTGATTTCACACAATTAGTTGGTGGCTTGTTCCCTGATGAGAATGGAAAACTAAAGTGGATTGACGGCGCAATCACAAAGATTGTTCGTGAAGGTGGTTTGTTATTAATTAACGAATTAAATAACGCACCTAAAAACTTATCGCAATACTTGATGAGTTTGTTAGATGATCGCCGATCAATTACTTTAATGAGCCACGATAACGAAGTTATACATGCTCACCCTGATCTATTAGTTGTTGCTGATATGAACCCAAATTATCGTGGCACACAATTACTAAACGAAGCATGGAAAGATCGCTTCGAGATCAAACTAACTTACTCATACGATACGAAAATTGAAAAGCAAATTATCAAATCCAGTTCATTACTGGAACTTGCGAATGGTATGCGTTCAACATCTCGTATTGATGAGGGCTCATCATCACCTTCAACAATCTTTGAAACACCAGTATCAACTCGTATCTTAAAAACATTCGAGAAACTTGCTAAGGGTCTTTCTTATGATTTTGCTAGTGATGTTTTCGTTAACAACTTCTCTGATGACGAAAAGCCAGCAGTTCGTATGTTGCTAGAAGGCAACGACTTCAACATCAAATCCGATCTCGGATTACTTGAAACAACAAACGCTTAGTTAGGAATAAACAAATGGATTATCCATTCATAGATGTAGGTGTCGCATTAGCGCAATCTGATCTAAAGAAAAAACAAGAAACAGAAGCGGAATTAAAACGCCAGCGAATTGAACGCTTTGCTCAGTTCTTTGGTCGAGTTAATTCAGCACTAACACTTCGCAAGGTGCGTGTAAAAGTTGAGAACTCAACTATTGGCGCACCTGCTTGGTCAGGTGCTAGTGAAGTTGTTTTCAATTCACGATTACTTGGCAATCTAAATACGGCAAAAGAAATTGCTGGACTTCGTGGTTTAGATTTACACGAAGTTAGCCACATTCTTTATACACCAAGAGAAGGTTCTGAAATCTTTGAATGGTGTCGTGATAATGATGTTCTATTTGCTTACAACGCATTAGACGATCAACGAATTGAAACTTTATTTACAACTCGTTATCCGTCAACGATTGATTGGTTCACATCAACAATTCTTATTCACTTTGTTGATGACCCAAAAGCGTTTGAAACTTCTTATGGTTTATTGCGTGGTCGGCAATATCTACCAACTGAATTGTTGGCACGATCACGCAACGCATATAAGTTCCAAGATCAATTAGATGAAATCTGCGACATTGTTGACCAGTATCGGTTATTAACTTTTCCTGCTGATACTGAAATCGCAAAAGATTTAATTCGCAGATTTGATGCGTTGATGCCAAAACAAAATATGCCCCAAGAAGGATTAGCGGATTGGGAAAAAGATTTAATTGGTAAAGAAGGCAACAAAGTTGTTGTCGCAATTAAATCTCCATTCGGTCATGGTGAGCGACCACATGAAGGTATCGAGAGTTCAGCAGTATCTCGACCAGTTGCGCCAATTCAACAGAAGCGTGATCTTGAAAGAGTTAAATCTCAACCAGTAAAAGATGATGCGAAATTAGCAGAGCAACTTAAATCAGAACCAGTTATTGAAATTGATTTAACTGGTGATGAAGGTAGCGGTGTTGGTAATGCTTCATCAGATCAAAACACTAGGGCTCTTAACGATATGTTGAGCGACATTCTTAGCGATCAAAAAATTGCTAACGAAATCAACGACATCATCAGACAAATTGGTGGCTTACCTTCTCTTGCTACCAATAATTCTAAAGAGCCAAGAAAATCACGATACGAATTACAAACTCCTGATGCTAAAACTTTTCAAGCATCTTTATCTTTCGGTAGAGAGTTGGAAAGATTAAAAGCAACATTCGAACCTGCTTGGGATAAATACCAATCACAAGGTCGTTTGAAAGCGGAGAGATATTTGCGTGGTGATGATCTTGATGTTGTGTTCGATCAATGGTCAGAAGGCAAAGATGATGCTACTGAAATTGAATGTGTGATCTTGTTAGATAACTCAGGTTCAATGAGTGGTCGTAAAGAAATCTCTGCTTATCGTGCCATGTATGCGATTAAAAAAGCATTAGATCGCATTAACGCTAATACAACAGTTCTTACCTTTAACACATCTACGAATGTTTTGTATCGTGCTGATGAAAGAGCAAACAATTCAATTCGTAATGCTGGTAGCACAGGTGGAACTGACCCACAGGAAGCAATCGAATACGCCACAAAACTTCTTGCTGAAACTGAGAAGCCAGTTCGTATTTTCTTTGTAATTACTGACGGAGAATGGAGTGGTGATTTAACAATTCAACATGATGCCATTAAAAAAATGGCTAACGCTGGAGTGCTAACTTCATTCGCTTACATAGCAGATGATAATGAGAGCGTTCAGTTAACACCTGAAAAATCTCATTACTGCGAAATTAGTGCGGTTGTAAATAACCCACTTAATTTAATTGGTATGTCTAAATCAATCGTTAAGTATGCGATTGGTCGCAGACTAGTTAATAACTAACAAACAAATGTGGTGGAACATGATCGGGGGGTTATGTTCCACCCTTCTAACTAAGGAGAATAAATAAATGAAATCAACCGACTTAAAAACTGGTGTTGAATACGCAGTAATTCCAGCATGGGATTATTCATCACAAGATAAGAAAAATCCTGATCGTGTTCAACGCAACCATGTTGCTAGAGCAAAGTTAGCATCACTTGATAAATATGAATACAAAGTTTATCGAGCCAATAGCGCAACAGATACAAACTTCGCACCAGCAAAACAAGGTTCACGAAACATTGGTTATCTTGTTAGTTCAGATGACTTTATGAACGCTGGACAAACTCCCTCAACTTTATTTTGGTTGGCTCGACCACAAGATATTGTTGCTTCTTATTCTGATCTTGAACCCAAATGGGCGCAACGAGAACTTGATGAAAAACTCGCAAGAGAAAAACATGAGGCAGAGCAACAAGAGCGTGAACGCAAACAGAGAGAAGCAAGGGAATACACCGAAAGAGTTTCGGCTTCTTTACTGGCATCTCTTAAATCAATTCTTGGTGATCGTGCTAATAGCATTAGCGTTGATACAAGAAGTCGCAGAGTAGGTGATAACTATATTGAAATTGCCGAAATGAATATAGATTTAAAAACAATGGGAATACTTATCGAGAAAGTTCTCGAAGCAAAGGACTTGGTGGGGTAATGACTACACAGACAAAAGATAGTTTTTACTTGGAACGCTTAAAGCGTTTCTATGAAACCAATAATCACTACCGATCAACAGTTGGTGATAGCCATAACAGTATTTGGGGTTTGTCTAGCAGGACAAAACTTGAACACTATTGTTATTTTGAAGTTAAAGATATTGTGTTTCACGAACAAGAATATAAAGGGTTTCAATTAATAGTAAAAGAAACTCAATTCATAGTGAAAACAATTCTTGATAAGAATGGTTTGCCTTGTAAAGAGGCTTGGCTAGATGTAAAAGATATTGGTGGTTATATTGACCAGCAAGATCAATCCACCTTTGTTGCGTTCGCATGGGAGATTGGTGGTAATTACGACACCTTTGCTAATTTAAACTGGGTTGGAATGGGCGCAATTATCAATCAATTAGGCACTAGTAATTCATTAAAGAAAACTACTAAAACTGCTCAAAAGAAACTGGACATTCTTGCCCAAGTTAACGCAGTTAAAGATACTTTAATTCAAATTGCTGATGAACGCCTTAATTACAATGAAGCAGTAAATCCATTCAATGTAATTGTGGGCGATCAGGTGTGGATTGAGGCTCATGGGCGCAAGAGAAAAGGTGTTATTACTTCAACCACAGGTAGCAGATTTAATGTTGCCTATTTAACACCTTCTAACCATGACGATCTCAAATATAAAACACTTGGGATACCACACTTGTTTGTAAAGGAGAGCCCGTAATAAAAACATGTAGCACTTGTGGGATTGAAAAACCAGTAGATCAATTCCAAAAACACCCGACAGGTAAGGGCGGTATTCATCATAAATGCCACCCTTGTTTGTTGGAATACAAACGCAACCAATATAAAAACGCTAAATTAGATATTAAGAATTGGATTTACGATTACTTATTAATTAATTCATGCGTTGATTGCGGTGAAACTAATCCTATGAAACTGGAGTTCGATCATAGAAGCGACAAATCTTTTCATATTGGAAAGTCATTCATAGGTAAATCTAAAGATATTGAAGTGATTAAATCCGAGATCGCAAAGTGTGATGTTCGGTGCGCTTCATGCCACAGGGTAAAAACTCACAAGGAACAAAACACTTGGAAATATCTAATACATAAAGAACGGAATACATAAATGAAATCAAAAACTTATTACAAAGTTCGAACTGCGGTGCGTATTCTTTTTTGGAGTTCGTTAGCCGTTGGAATTTATTATTTAGCAACTCACATCAACTGGGTGGGCGATCACTATTGCTGGGGAACTATTGAACAATGTTTCTTAGGGGGTAAGTAAATGGGTTATGTAGAGATTGTTAGACGAGTTCAAGATCACGAACTAGATACTTGCGATCAATGCGGTCAAAAGGGCGTTCGAGATAATGGAAAAACAATTACTGATAACTATTCGCAGGACATTCTTTGGTTCTGCTATAACTGCGTTCAATCACAAAAGAGATCGTTCGCATAAATAAATAAATTTGTTGAATAGGCGTTAACGCAGGGTTATGTGGGTTTCTTTCATTCCCCACTCCTTACCTGCGAAGGGCGGTCAAGACTTCCCTTGTTGGTTCACATTCCTTTTGAACAATGGAACGAGCCGTATCTGCGCCTATTCAACTTCCTAATTAGAACTGGAGTTAGTTATGGAACGAGATCAAAAAATAGTTGTAATGCGCTTAATGGGTTTCAACTTAAAACAAGTTGCTCAATTTTTTGGGTTAACTAGATTAGAAGTTCGCAAAATTGAAAGTAATTGGCTACAAAATAAAGCCACTAAATCAGAAATAGGAGTAAAAGATGTATGACGAAGTGCTTGATGAAAGTTTATTCGATCAAACATTCGACACCGACCCACTATGTAATTGTGAGTGCGGTTGTGAAGTTCCAGTATCAGGACAATGTGTTGATTGCTCAGAAAACAACGGACATCAAAATAACAATGGGTTTCCAAAATACGATCAACTTAACGAAGCAACTATCAAATACTTAAAGGGGAAAAAATGAGCGACAACTTAAACCAAGATCAAAAAGATTTAATTAATTCGGTTAAATTCGCAACTGAGTTTTTAAAGATTATTCGTGGATTTAAAGTAGATCAACAACGCACCGATAGCCTTCCAGTTGAGGTTAAAGAATATATAGCGAATGAGCATCTAAATACTTTAATTGCCGATCATGGATTAGAGCCTGAGATGTTAGTTTGGGGATTAGTTCACATAATTGAAGTCTTATTACGAACAAGTGAAATAAGTCCTGATGATCTTGTAATAATTATGGAACAGTATGTAGATTTTGTTAAAGATAGACCCGATTATTTTGGAGAGGATAAATGAGCCAATCAGCACGATTAACAAACAAAGCAATATCTTTATCTATGCCTACACCAAGAAAAATTGATGAAGCACCATGCCAATCAACTGACCCTGAAACATTCTTTACTGACCCAACAGAAACAGAAAAGATTGTTTTAGCAAAAACATTTTGCGATAGATGCCAACCAGTAAATAAACATGCTTGTTTATCTTTCGCATTAAATAACAAAGTTAAATACGGAATTTGGGGTGGACTAACTCCTGATGAAAGACAAACTTTAATTCGCAGACAGAGTAGGAGTAAAAAATGAGATGTAAAGAGTGCGGTGCGATTATTGACTATTCGGGAAGTAATGACGGCATCTACTGGGCTTGCCAAGATTGCGGTGCTAACACAGATAGGGAACTTGATTAATGAACTTACCTTACGCAAAAAACCAAGTTGTAATTGAAGTTAGTGGCGGTGTAGCAGAGTTAGTGCGTTGCCCTGACGGAATTGAAGTTGTAATTATCGATCACGATAACGAAATGAATGGAGAATAATTAATGGTTAATACATTCGTTCCTTATTCAGATTTTGTTAAATCTGCTAAGGCTCTTGATTACAGGCGATTAGGTAAACAAAGAGTTGAGGCGTGGCAAATACTTCGAGCCTTGCTTGGATTAACTAAGGGCTGGGTTAATCACCCAGCATCAGTTATGTGGCGTGGGCATGAGAAGGCTCTATGTGAATATGGAATTGCGATCTGCCAAGAATGGATAGGTCGTGGCTATAAAGACACCATGTTGCCTAATTTTGTGGCTATACATGCCACGCTACCTGATACTGGATTGCCGTTTTGGATTGGTAATTCGGAACTTCACAATTCGCATCAATCAAACTTAAAGCGCAAAGATGCTGAGTATTACCAATTCAATGTGCCAACAGACATGCCCTATCTATGGGCAGATGCTCAAAATAAAACTACAAAGTGGGGAACTAAACCTGATGAAAATAAATCTAAAAAGAAAGTTAGGAAAAAACTATGAGCGATTGGCTTACAAATACCGACATAGCAAAACTAACTGGATTAAAAATAGAAACTCTACATACCTATCGAAGTCGCAACACCCTTCCCAAACCCGACAAATACATGGGGAGAACTCCAGTTTGGAAACTGGAAACCATAAAGAGTTGGGTATCAGATCGAGAATTGGAGATAACTAATGACTAAAAAGGAGATCAAGTAATGGGGTTAGACATGTATCTATACGCAAATAAATACCTCAACAATGAAAATGTAGATCAGATTAAAAAACTAGCAGGAACTAATAATTTACCTAATCAAAATGGAACTGAAAGTATCTATATCCGACAATTAGTTGGTTATTGGCGCAAAGTTAATGCGGTTCATGGTTGGTTCATTAATAAGATTGCTAGTGGCGTTGATGAGTGCCAAGAACTTTATATAAGCAGGGAACAACTAGAACAATTACGACAAGATTGTATTGTTGCGTTGGCTAATCCTGAGCGTAATTATGAGATTGAAAATCAAAAAGTTTTTTATCAATTATGCGATTATTTAAACAAATTGGAAACTCCAGTTAATTTAGCAAATTACAATAATCCAGTTCCACCAGTTGAAGGATTTTTCTTTGGTGGTAATGAATTAAGCGATTATTACTTTTCGCAACTGGAATACACGATTGATTTAATTACTAACTTGCTGGAATTAGATGATGATTTCAGTTTTCATTACCAAGCCAGTTGGTAGGAACTAACTAACTAACTTTTCTGGCGAATTCCAAAGTTAGTCCAAGCGCATAAGCCAGCAGTTGCCTAGTCCGTATGTAAAGCCCCTAGCCCAATTCGGGTTAGGGGTTATTTTTTGACCTGAAACCTACTGGTGAGTATACTCGCCAGTAGATTACTCGCCAGTAGGGGGGAAACTTATGGCGTATGTATTGAAGCGTAATGGCAGATTTACTGGCTATTACAGGCATGGTAATAAGCGTTTATCCGTTGGCACATGGGCTAATAAGACCGAAGCCATGTATCACGCCATTCAAGCGGAGAAGCATGGCTCTATTGCCCCTTCAAAGGCTAATTTGAAGGTGGTTGATTTTGTAGATGATTGGCTGGCGGTTGCTGACCTCATGCCGATCACAAAAAAGGGCTATAAGTCGGTTTTAACTAGATTTGTAATTCCAGCCATAGGTGATCGGGAACTAACTTCGCTGAAGCCTTCAGAGTTAGTTAAGTTAATTGATGATCTGAAATTAAAGGGCGTGAAGCCAGCAACGCTTAATCAAGTTAAGGCATCTCTCGGCTCTATGTTTTCAAAGTTAGTTAGTGCTGGAAGGATTGAAGTTAATCCCACGCATGGAATTAAGATCAAGGTCAATCATGCCGACATCTCAAATGTGGTCGAACCTGATGAGTTCAAGGAGATAGTTAAGCACCTGCCGAATGAGGGGGCGCAGTTATTTGCTCAATTCCTAGTAGCAAGTGGTTGCCGATTTGGAGAAGCCACAGAAGTAAGAGCCAAAGACATAAATTTCAAAACTGGCGAAGTATTTATCCAAAGGCGAGTTAGTGAGATTGGCAGGGAATACAACAAGGGCAAGAGATTTCTAGTCGTAGATGCCACCAAATCAGGGCATAAGCGGTCAATAATGGTAAGTAAAGCCCTATTACAACAGGTAAAAGCGTATGTCCAAGCAAAAGGCATAGCAAAAGATGATTTGTTGTTTTCAAGGACATTGATAGCACCTAAGGCTATGGTTAAGGCAGATATTCGTGGCGCAAAGTCCTCTCGACCATTCGAGAAAGACGGAAAAAAGTTCCAGCATGGAACTCTCTACTCCTATACACATGGGGGTTGTCGGTGCGAAGGGTGTAGGCAAGCGGTAGGAAACCACCGCAAGGCACGAGCCCTAGCAGAAGGCATAGCAGAAGCAAAGCCATACCAAAAGGCGAAGCAGAAGCAGGTGAGTTTCATCAACCAAACGAGCCACTTGCCACGAAATGTCTGGAGAACTATCTGGAACAAAGCAATAGATAAGTCCGCAATCGGTTGGTTGCCTAGAACTCACGACTTACGACATGCCAACGCTACCCAGTTGTTAAAGAACGGGGTAGATGTCCATGAAGTAAAAGAGCGACTAGGACATCAATCGATCAAGACGACAGAGCGATACCTACATCGCCTTCGTTCACACCAGTCAAAGGCATCTGAAAGTGCCAACGACTATTTGGAGTGATAATGAAAGCAAAAGCAAAGATAGAAAAAGCCGAAGCAGATGTTAAAGCACTAGCAAAAGCATCAGCAAAGGTAATGGCAGAGCGTAAACGCTTAGCCAAAGCAAGAATAAAGGCACTAGGAATAGGTGGAGTTATTTTGGTTCTAGCAACTGGTTCATTGGCGTTTGGAACTTCCATAGCCTTTGCGCCAACTAAAGCCGAAGCAATATCCGCAGTTCACACAAAGAAAGAAGCAACTCTGTTGAAGTATCACAATGCCGATACTTTGACTGACTTACATCTAGTTGAGTTGCTCTCTGCCGTAGGCTTCAAAGGTCAAGACCTTAAAGAAGCGTGGGCAGTTGTTATGAAAGAGTCAACTGGCAATCCTCTCAATCACAATGGAAATAGAAAGACAGGAGATAACTCCTACGGACTATTTCAAATTAATATGATTGATGGTTTAGGAGTAGCAAGACGGGAAAAATTTGGTTTAGAAAGTAATGCTGAATTGTTTAATCCTGTGGTCAATGCTCAGATTGCTTATCACATGAGTAATGGTGGTAAGAATTGGAGCGCATGGAAAGGAATGACGCCAAGAACTAAAGAGTGGTTGGCTAAGTTCCCAATAGACATGAAAGACAGAGTAGAAGCAAAATCATAAGCATAAGGAGAAGCCCTATCAGAAGTGGTAGGGCTATCTCTGAACTAACTCACCTGGCAGCCAGGAAAAGTTAGTTAGTTAGGGGGCAGGTGTGGATAATCAACAATTCACTAACTTATACGACCCTGTTCATCAGGGCTATCTAAAACATAAACAGAAGCAATACCAAGACTGGCATGATGATAGACCATATACAGAAGAATTATTTTGGAATACCTTAATTCACTTAGGTTGGCGTCAAAACCATAAAGAACAAAGACTTAAAGATGAGGTTAATCTTATTTTACAATTAATTTTAGAATGCCCTGATTGCAGTAAAGCAATCAAGACAGTTAATACCTCTAGCGTAGGTCAGGGTTCAAATACAGTAATGAATTTGTTAAAGGGCAATGAAGAGATAGAAAGACACCAGCAGTACTATTGCGAAAGCAAAGCCATAGCAGAAGACAAGCAATAGCAAAGCCATAGCAAAAGACTATTGATTGTCTTTAATTAGCCTAACTTCACACGCATCAGTAGTGCAGTAAGCCTCACCAATAGCATCAGATGCCATACCAGCATACACACCAGCCAAATCAATTGGGAATAATTTCATTACTCCTTCGCTTTCATATTCTTCAGCAGTAATTTGTGTGTAAGGCATTTGAGGATAGGTAGCATTACCAGAAGGTAAGAAAGAAACCGTCTTTAGTTGACCATCGTACATATGCAAAGCCGTACCAATAGCCGAAGCCTCTGTCTCTGGATTAAAAGAAATAGTTACAGACACAGAGTTGTCTGACCAGTATCTCTGAGCAGTAGCAGCAAGTGCCATCTTCTCATAGATGCTTACATCTTTTTCAGATCTCTTTGCTTTAGATTTAATAGGGAAGAATACAACTGAGGTAGTTTCAGGAGACTCAGATGCTGGTTCTACACGATAGTTTGCCATCTTAAACAGTGGAAGCATTGGATCAGAGTTAGCAAAACGAATAGCACGATTAAAATACTCACCACCAACAGTCCAGTGAACTCCTGGACTTTCACCAGCAAGGATAGAGACAGTTCCTGATGGCTTAACTGTGGTCATCTTAATTGATTCACGGATACCCAACCACTCTGAGTAGTTTGTATCGTATTGTTTAATAGTTTGATATCCCTCATCCATCCATTGACGAAGAACTGGAAGACCCTTGTTATCAGCAAAGTTAGCCACACCCGATACTGAAGTACCAATGCGACGATTGCGTTGCATAATTGCGTTTGTCTCTTCCCAGTGAGTAGGAAGTAAAGTAACAGTTTTAGCGTATAGATAAGCAAACTTAAGTGTGCGTTTAAAATCTTCAAGATTGTCATGACGATTTAAGTAAGTCTCTACCAAGGTGCAACACTCAAAAGACTCTAGTGATTGTTCAGCACATGGGTTGTATCCAGCAATACGCCAATCTTTGTTATTAATTGGATCTGCAAGACGACCGTATTGTTTTGATATATCCATCCAAATAACCCCTGGCTCACCATTACGGGCAATGCCATCAATTATGTTGTCTAAGTTATCTCCTACATTTACAGAGACAGAGTTGTTAGACATCCATGCCCAGCCTGGGTTTGATGGATCATACGAATTTCTATCAGGGAA